AAATAGTTTGACAGGGGCTGAAAAGCCCCTTAGAATACGAACCACTAAGTAACTTTAAACAACAAAGAGAGATATTAAAATGACTACTAAGACTAAAGCACAAATCGACGCAGAAATCTACGCACTGGTTAAAGAAGGTAAACTTACCAAAACTGCAATTGCTCTGAAGTACAATACTTCAACTCGTTCTGTAGGTCGTGCTGTAGAGCGTCATGAAGCAACTTTACTGACAGGGAAAACCAAAGCAAAACCTGCGAAGACTTTGAAAGATATTGCAAAGGGTGCTAAGAAAGCTAAAGCAACTAAAAAGGTAGCTACTCAGAAACCTGTTGCAAAAGCTGTTAAAGAAGCAGTCAAAGCAGAACCTGTAAATGCTCTGCACGAAGCAATGCAGAATAATAGTCAGATTGAATACATGATTACTGGTGACTCGGTTATCATGACTTTCGGTGCAGAGTCAGAGATTGTTGAATCAACTCACCCTAACTACACTGAAATTGTTATGGCTGTTGTATCAGGTGAGTACAAGAAAGCCTTTGAACTGATGAATATTCGCAAATCCATTGAGAACTTTACTCAGGGTGCTGTGACCATTAAAGGTGATAACCTGTACTACGGTGCTGTTCAAATGCGTTCAACTCTGGTAGACCGTATTCTGGACATGATGAAGAAAGGTGATGAAGGCTTTACCCGTCTGATTGCATTCTTCGAAAAACTGATGGAAAACCCATCAAAAGACTCTGTAGAACAGCTTTGGGGCTTTGTATCACACCTTGATGTTGAAATTGATGAAGAAGGTTATATCATCGGTTGGAAGAAAGTCACAACTCGTAGTGATAAACTGTTTGACTCTCGTACCTGCAAAGTTCCAAACGATTTGGGTAACATTGTTGAGATGCCACGTTGGATGGTTGATAATAACCGTCATGTAACATGCTCTCAGGGTCTGCATGTTGGGGCTTGGGACTATGTAACTAGCTTCTCTGGTGACACTATCCTGAAAGTTCGTGTTCATCCTCGTGATGTTGTTTCAGTACCAACTGACTACAACGATATGAAAATGCGAGCTTCACGTTATGAAGTTGCAGCGATTGTGAATAGTCGCCGTGAAGTCATCAAAGAGTGGGATGGTTCAGAAGCACTTCATGTAGTTGTAGGGACTGCTGGTGAACTGATTTCTCAGCGTAAACGTGAAGTATAATAAGTAAATTCCTAAAGGGCTGCTTCGGCAGCCTTTTTTATTTGAAAAATGTGCAGGATGATGTATAATTGTCTGCATGTTTAACAAAATAGGAGTGCAAATGAAGAAATTTGTTTTAGGTTTGTGCTTATTCTTTACAGCACATTTAGCTACAGCATCTGACTGTCCAGAACTTACAATCAGTCAGAAAGTAAATATGTTAAAAGCATATAACTATGGCGAAGGACAGATGGGAAAAGGTTGGGGAATCCCTTTAGCAGCTATAGCCTTACAAGAGTCACAATTAGGTGTCATGTTAGAAAATAAAAGGACTCATGATTATGGTGTTTTCCAGAATCACTTGAAGACTGTTGTAAAGCGTAACAAAATATCTCCAAAGGTTGCTAAGAAGAAGTTGGTAAGTGACTTCCATTACTCAGCAAAAGAGGCTCATAAAGAGTTGCTATTCTGGACAAAGGTTCACGGTAACCCAGATGGAAAGTACTCTATGAAGCGTGTCCTAGCTTCTTATAATGCTGGTTACAAATATAAGATTCCAAAGGCTAGACAATATTCTCAAGATGTGTACAATAACATGAAATTGCTTGCTCAATGTGAGTTTGCAACAAACATTAAAAAGGTAAAATATGAGCGAATCAAAACAATTTGATACGGTTCTGTGTCATGCTTATGATATCAAACCACTTGATTTAGATATCAGTTCTGCAAGCTTGTCAGACGTTGCTAAAGCTGACTTTGCAGATACAGCAAGATATGTGTCGTGTAGCTTTGGAGACTTTCATTCAACAAAGACACAGATTCCTTGTCAAGATTTGCTAACAGGTAAAACTGTGTATGTAAATCGTAATAGCCTTATCTTGGTTGCAAAGAACTTGGAAGAAAAACGTAAAATGGTCTTAGCAGATATCGATGGTGTTCTTACAAGCTTTGATAAGAAACTTAATGCAACCTTGTTAGATGATGGTACTTACTCACAGTACACTAACTTGTTAGACTCTCGCAGAGCTAAACCAACTTATGTTTTTAACATTCTGTGTGGTATATCACAAAATGCTGATATAGGATTCTTAACTGCTCGTGGTGAATCACAGAGGGTAGTTACTCATCTCTTCCTGAATGAGAACGTAGACAGTGACTTCTTACTGTTTATGCGTGGATTTGGTGACAATGAGATTAGTGCAGAAAGTTTGAAAGTTCGTATGCTTCAGTCTTGCATTCTACCTTACTATGATGTAGTATGCTTTATAGAAGATACAGTAAAGAACGTGGCAAAGGTCGAAAGAATCCTTCCACACATTAAAACAATGTTAGTTAAAAACTGAGAGAGAAAACCATGCAAAATATTATAACAGTAGCTATCGATGCAACCGGAAACAAATCTGAAGTTGTTCGTCGTATCATCAAAGACAACTTTGAAGGTAAAATCTTCCGAGCAGTAAACGTCAAAGCTGACGGAGAGATTCGTGAGTATCGTGCTCTGCTGAATGTTTCTAAACACGTTAAAGGTGTTGGTTCTACAACTGCTCACAAAGAAAATCTGATGACCATCTATGATATGGGTATGGCTTCAGAACTTGGTGCAGCAGGGATTGTAAAACAGGGAGCACCATACCGTTCCTTCAATCTGGAAACTGCTCTTATGCTTTCCTTCACAAGTGGTGAAAAGACTACCACTTATCTGTTTACTGATGCTGCAACGGTATCAGCTATCAAGGACAGCACCATTAAATCTGGGGTTAACGCTGCTGCTAAAGCCTCAACAATGGCTGCAAATGTGCTTGCTAAAGTTCTAGGTTAAGGTTAATATAGAGGCTCCTTCGGGAGCCTTTTTCATTTATAGGAGAAGTTAAATGACATTTAAAGAATTTTGTCAAGCAGCTTTTGTAATCATTTTTCTGTTAGGTGTAGGTGCTTGGGGCGGTTACACTTACAAGACTAGCCAAGTTAACGAGAAAGAGTTGACTAATCAGAAGCTTGTTAGTGTTGCTAAGGATGCTTACCAAGAAGGTTTAGCAAATCTTAGTGCTAATTATAAAAATGATTTGAAAGATGTGCTTGCTAAAAACAAACACACAAAAGAGGTATTGACCTATGAAAAAACTAAGACAGAGTTTTATAATATTTGTGCTACTGAGCCTTATATCGGGGTGTTCAACCAACAAAGTGAACAGTACCTTCAAAAACTCCCAAGTAAGTGAGAGTGACAAGTACACTCAGGAAGAGACTAGGTACACTGTCAAGGGTACTAAGGGTGAAGACCTTGCTAGTGCTATGGAGTTTTATCGTGATGGATTCTATGAATGTGCTATCAAGGCAAACAATTTGATTGATATGATTTTGTTAGGGAATAAACAGCAATGACAGAAAAGAGTGAAACGTTTTATGTAGAAGGTTACTTACTTCTTCCAAGACCAAGTAACACTTATATGAGAATTGATTTCTTACCAACTATCATGGATGATGTAATGTGTCACCTGTTTATTCAGGGTATTACAGCACAGTTAAAACATGTTGGAAGAGAATGTAAGATTCGTGTTGACAATCATCCTGAAATCAACGAGAATCACTACATCTGGTTCGGTGAAAACTCCAAAGAAATCTACGCAACGTTAAAAACGAGGAAATGATTGTGGACAAACAGAAGCTTCTTAACTTGATTGAAGAGTATGGTGATACCCGTTTTAATATTGGTATTGCACAGGTTAAAGATTCAATTGAAAACTCTACCTTATGGGAAGAAGCTTCAGAAGCAATCTTACAACAAATTAAAGAGGTAATCTATAATGGAACTTAATGGTAAAACCATTGTAGCCGTCTTCTCAGATAATGAGAAAGATATTGGTGTAGCCCAAGTGACATATGGCAATGGTGAGTTTCTATATGGTGTAATCGCCATGATTGGTACAAGAGGCGATACCCCAACATTCCAAGATTGTGTACATAAGCTCGAAGAGTCTGTTAGAAATCATTGGTGTCTCGTTTGGATGAACGACAATGATATCAAAGAGCGTTACGCTAAAATTGGTATTGACATTGTTGGCATTGAACATGTAGACTTATATCAACTAACTGAAAAGGTAATGTATGAAAGTTCTAATCGTCAGAAATAAAAAGACACGGCAAATTATAGCATCTGGTATCTATGTAGGGAGAAGTGAAGTAATCCCGTTTACCGAGGTTTTCTCACATAAAGAAACCTTCAAATATTATTTAGATGAAGGCTTCTTACGTTCAAACGTTGAAAGTTTTAAACAGACTTTCACCAGTAATCGTACAGTCACTCAAGAGGTAATCTTAAATGGCTGATTTCTGCAAGAGTTGTTCTATTGAAATGTTTGGACGTGATACAGGAGACTTGAAAGGTCTTATCACTGAAGATGATTTCAAAGCTGGTTATGCTATGCCAACACTCTGTGAAGGTTGTGGTGGAATCTGGGTAGACCATGAAGGGCAACGTGTAAAACCTTCTGAAGATAAAGAATCGTGGGAGAAATGGTAACATGGGTATCGTAAAAATTATTAAAGGTGATATCTTTAAAGACTTTAATAATAAGAAGTTTGATATCATTGGTCACGGTTGTAACTGCATGAACTTAATGGGTGCAGGTATTGCAGCAACAATTGCTAAACGTTATCCAAAAGCTTATGAGACTGACGCTGAAGTTTATGCTACAGTTGGTGGTGAAGGTCATAAACCTAAGCATCTTATGCTTGGTAACATCTCTGTAGCACGTTTTAAGCAGGGTCGAATTGCTAACCTTTACACTCAGGTTATCACTGGTAAAGATGCACGATACAATGCTTTAGAAGCAGCTTTGCAGCGTCTTAATAACTACTGCAAAGTGAACCAGCTTAAGAAGGTTGGACTTCCTATGATTGGTGCAGGGATTGGTGGTCTTGATAGCATGGCTGTGCTGTCTATCATCAATCAGACCATGAAAGATGTTGACGTTTATATGTATGTCTATGAAGATAAGATGTACAGTCAGTTGACTAGTCCGGTTACTGGTTGGGAAAACTTTAGTGAACCTCAATACTTTGATGGTGTTGCCGTGGTAGGCAAGGATAAAGTTACCCTCAAGGTGAAGCGTAATGGTAAGGTACACACCAGTTACCCTCCTGTTGAGAAGTACAATCGAAGTAACGCTCAAGTTACTCACCCGTTACAAGGCCACTGTCACAGAGCCGTAACATTTGGTGATGATGCAAGTGTGTATATCTGTGCTGCTACAGAAGAGTTTGCAGAGGATTATATCACACATGAAAATGTAAACTATGTTGAAGCACGCAACTAATAAGTTACCTAAATAGACATAGACAAGCCCTCCAAAGTTTGAGTTTAAAATCTCAGGTAAGGAGGGATTTTTCATTTCAAATTTGTGCAGGTGCAATTGCATAGAACTCTGGACAGATTTCTTTAGCTGAACTCCAAAGAGAAAATTCATTTCCAATTTGTGCAGGTCTAGACTCCAAAGAGCTTTTTCATTTTCAATCTGTGCAGATGCAGTTGGACTCCAAAGGGAAAATTCATTTTCAATTTGTGCAGGTAGGTAGCTATAGGAAGCAAGACCCACCATCCCCTCTTACTCCCCTTCCTCCCAAAAGTCAAGAGAAAAATTTGTAGAGAACTGAAAAATAATTCTTGACTAGTTTTCTGTTTTCTGTTAGTTGCGTACACGCGTTTCATTCACCACTTTCCAAAAATATTTTTAAAAATTTTCTTGACTCTATGAATCCAGTTTTGTAGTATTTGCATCAACGGGGTAAGCAAGCCCCAACAATCCTAAACTGGAGAATCTAAGATGTTATATCAACGGGAATTAATGATTGTAGACAATAACAAAACTAAAAAACGTCGCTTCTTTATGTTAATCTGTGACGTATGGCAAAGAATATCAGAAAAGGATTTTGATAAGTATGTTGATACGTCTATCAGGTCGGATTGTTACTTGACAAATCACACAAGACAGTTTACAAGACATACAGCAATTTACTACTATGACGTTTAAAAGGTCTTGACAATGATTAAAGAAGATTATGTAATAAAATACAAAGGTAGTGACGGGTACACAAAAATAGGCCGTGTCTTCTACCTTTACAAGTCAGTTACGGGCAATGACTGCATAGCCCTAACAAATGGCGACAAAATAACCATGAAAGATTTTATAAAAATTATTGCATAAAGTACTTTACATGGGGTTTATAAGTTGCTAGTATAAGCCCCAGATAAAGAGCTTTACCACTAAACAATCCTAAACTGGAGATTCAAAATGAAAACTACTGATGCTATTTTTGAAGTTGTAAAAGAAAAATACACCATTATTTATGCAGCAGTTAATTTCTATGAGCCTTCCCATTGTGTGGAGAACTGGCAATTTACTGATGAGCATAAAGGCGGGGTTACAATCAAAGTTAAGAATGCAGAACGTAACAGCTACAAGTATGCCATCCCACAGCACTATGCACTCTCACAACTTGCCAGTGATTACGCAAAACAGGGAAGGGATAACCCATCATTAGCCGCTTACAAGAGCTTACAAGATGAACTAGAAAGGGATTTAGGGGCTAATAGCTACATTCTATACGCCTCAGTAGTTGACGCTGAAGGCAACACGGTTTTAAATAGTTTTTCTCTTGCGTACTCTTTTGATTGGTGCTATCTTGACGGGGAAGATTTAGAGACACGTTTAGAAGAGGAAGTGTCGAACTCCGATGGGGAGGCTGAAGTAATGGAACGTTTAGAAGCATTGAAAGATTCAGTTATGAATATCTTTAATATCTAATAAATTGCTTTACATGGGGTTATCAAGTTGATAAGATAGCCCCAGATAAAGAGCTTTACTAATCAACAATCCTAAACTGGAGATTCTAAAATGTTTATTGCCGCAAACGTCAGAACTAAATTAAGCCAGCTATTAAACAACATTCAATTCATTGAATCTATGCGCCGTCAATCTGAAGCCGCAGAGTGGTATTATGGAAAGATTAACAAAAAAGAAGTAATAGTTTGCGTATGGAATTTTTGTAAAGAATACAAAAAGCCATTGCTTCAGGTTGATATATATGATAACACTAACAAATCATCGATTAAGACCACTAGAGATATGATTGATTCATATGAAATTAGTCACACTGGAAAATTATTTCACAAAGGCGTAAACAAATGTTAATCACATATACAGCTATTTTTATATCTATTGTGGCGCTCTATAAAGCCTTTAAAGCGCATCAGTTAGCTAATAAGGCACTTACAAGGGATTTAAAAATAAACCTTGTACGGGGCTTTTTAGAGCGTTTAAGCTTGGAACAACTGAAGCATTTAGAGATGAGTTTTCGATTCAAATCGGAGACATACAGAATTGATAACATTCTAGCAGGTGATTTTAAGTTAATTAGTGATTATGACATACTGTTAGAATCAATTCAAGATATAAATTTAAAAGATTATTACATCGTAATAGCTCAAGAAATTAATAAAAAAGAGCTTGCAATAAAGAATCAAAACAATTAAAGTATTTATCAACGGGGAGGGAAACTCCCCCACTAACAAAAAATTCCTAAACTGGAGAATCTAAAATGTATACAACTAATAATGGTAATACCCTTAATGTAACTCTAAAGCACTATGTAGACGGTGTATTAAACTTTGAAGACTTGCAAGCGGAGCAACATTTATTAGATTGGCAAGTAGCAGGACTGCAAAAAACTGCTACGGGGTACGGTACAAAAATTCCTACATCTTGGAAAGTCCGATACCTTGGAAAGTTACGCAGAATTTATCAAGATGTTTACAGCAATAGTGGTGTGAGTTACATAATTGTTAACGGTAAAAAGTTGTATATAGTCTAATAAATTGCTTTACATGGGGTTATCAAGTTGATAAGATAGCCCCAGATAAAGAGATTTATCTGACACTAACCTAAACTGGAGAATCAAAATGACTACTATTAATCATAAAGAAGTTGCAATTCTGAAAGCACGTTTGACTATTAACCGTATCAACATTGTCACATCAGCAGCACCAGATGAAACATTGCATAATATTATCGGTAAAATTCAGGGTGTAGTAGTAGATGTAAAACAGATTAAAGAAGCTTTACAAGACGTAGCAGCAGGGGCTATCATTGACGGCGCACAATATGAAATGCAAGAAATGTTGGCAAAGTCAAAAGTAATGAATAAAGAACTTGACTTGAAAATGTTTCGATTTGCTGTTAAAGTGTGGCTATGTGTTGATTTTGATGCTAACTTTGCAATAGCTGATTTCTTTGCTACATGGTTACAGCGTAATTTACCATCAGAAAAATTTCGTGAAATTTGCGATGCAATTTATTCAGAAATTTGATTGACACTGCAAAAACATAGTAGTAAAGTACACATCAACGGGCAAGCAAGCCCCAACAATCCTAAACTGGAGAATCTAAAATGAAATGCTTCCACGGTACTACTCAAGAAAACTTTTTAAACCTTATCAATGGCGGTGAAAAACCATCAGGGGCTTGGAATTGCTCTGATATGGATGGATGTTTTTACGTGTACCCTGTTAATAAGTTCTATGATGTAGAAGATATGGACGCAGAACAAATCACTGATGAGGGTATAAAAAATGCTCTTGATAGCGCAAGTATTACAGCAGCGTTTCAAATGAAATCACAGAATATCGTTATCTTAGAACTTGACATTCCAGACGAAGATTTACAAGATGACTGGAGTTGTGAGAATATGAGCGACGTAGCAAGCTTTACAGAATACTTTGATAAGTCTTGGATTAAAAAGATTTACACAACTGAATTTAATGCTATGTATGCCCCGTTTTTTGTACCATCTTTACAAAATCGTAACCTTGGATATGTACCGGATGAATTACGCAACATTGCAACAATGGTACAACGTAGCGATGAAATGAATAATGTTTATTGTGACATTTTCGAGTCTATGCAGTCGAAAGTCATAGAAAGCAATATAAGCGACTTTGAAGCATAATCTATAGAATCTTACCAGTTAACTAAAAAAGCCCCGCACAGGGGCTTACAAGAGGCTTAAAACATGCTTACAACAATCTATCTTATTCTTTCCTTGTCAAATGGTACTGAATGGGACTTCAAAGGACTTGAAGAGTTTACAGGAAGTAAAGAAAATGCTATAGAGGCTTGCCAAATTGCAAGGCTTGACTACCCAAAAAGCGATGATATACAATGTTACTTCAAATCAGAAGATAAGGACGGAATTTATTTTGATAGTGTTGATGGTCAATATGAAATAATCATAGAAAAATGATTGACACTGAAAATCAAAACAAGTAAAGTACTTATCAACGGGGTAAGCAAGCCCCAACAATCCTAAACTGGAGAATCTAAAATGGCATATGTAACAGTTATCACTGACAAAGAAAACTCGTCTTGGTCTACTCAGGTTAGCGACAAAATGACACCTATGCAGTGCCTCAAATACTTTGAGCAATGGAACAGGGGGGAAGATGTAAGCCCTTTCCAAGTAATGCAGGTTGTACATGTTGACAATGACGGCAACAAAACTACCCTTAACACTGAACACTATGCTACACGTTTTGAGACTCGCAAAGAAGCTATGCGGGAACTAAGAGAAAAGGGCTATAGTCACATTGCCGCTTTGATTTGGTCTGATTTGCTTAAAAAACAAGCATTAACCTACGTTAAGCCAGAAAAAATCTTTATAAGCTAATCAATGACTTACAAAAATCTTTGAAAAAACTGTTGACAATACCCCTTGACATTGATAGATTTGTTCGAGGGGGTTTATCTAAAAGGGATTCACTTAAAAGATTCTTTATAGATAAGCGAAAAAAGTACTTGCAAGACACTAAGCAATTCTGTATAGTTCTAATCAAGCAGTAAACAATCCTAAACTGGAGAATCTAAAATGAATAAGTTTCAAGCAATCAACCATATCCGCTCTAATGCTGTAATGACTAAACCTGTAAAAGACACTTTCGAATTTCGTTGCAACGATAAATTGTTTGCTGTTGTCACTAAGGGACAAGATAAAAAGTATTATGTACATCGCCAAAACGTTAAGGTAGTAACAGCAGAAAACTTTATGCAAGCTGTTGCAACAATCCTCCCTGATTTTATGGCACTAGTCGCAGAACTTTGTGAACATTGCATCAAATCATCAAAAGAAGAGTTAAACCGCTTTAAAATGGCTTATGAGCGCTCTATCAAGTCCCATAACATGTATATCATGCCGTTGGCACATGGGATTATGGCGATGGGTACAGGTTGCCACCCTTGCAAGCTTTACGACGTAGAAAACATCTATCTAAGCGAGACAAAAGACAGTGATTTTAACTTACAGTTAGGGCAAGCATTGAATGATATGATTAAACTACACGAAAAATCTGTAAAAGATATGGAAAAAGAGCTTGACGAAATCATCAGAACTCTATAAAGTACTCATCAACGGGGAGGGAATGACCTTCCCCAAAATCCTAAACTGGAGACTAGAAATGAATAACGCAGAAATCACTATCCTGTTACAGATTGGTACTGACAAAGAAGATATCCAACTTTGCAAACGTATAGAAAGTGACTGGTTTAACGGGGAAATCATCGCAGAATCTTATGAGGTAGTTGGATTCATGAATGGTGAAATCGTAAGCCATTTTGGTCTAACTAAATCTGAAGCAATTGTAAAGTATGACGTTTTATCTTGTGAGATTCTTACAAAATACAACGAAAAAAGACTTGCAACATACGCCGCAATGAATTAATATTACTTTCAACGGGGAGGGAGACTTCCCCACTAAACAATCCTAAACTGGAGATTCAAAAAATGGCAACTATCCGCGCAACTGTAAACACTTTTGGTTTTAACGTGTTAGATGTTAAGTTTGACATGGTAGGCACTGGTAATGCTTTTGGAATGGTTGAAATGTGTCTTAAGGCAACTATTCAGGACTATAAACCAACTGAAAACTTCTGGAAAGAAGTAAAACAGGAAGTCTTAAAAGATGGGGTGTCATCTTACTATTGGGGTGATGCTCTTATCACGCTTTACTATGAGGTTGACGGCTTCAATAACTAACAAGACGCCGCAACGGGGCAAATAGCCCCAGACCCTATACAAGCCCCTTCAATGGGGCTTTTTAACGTCTATCTAAACCCTTCCTAGAATCTTGAACGATTCATCTAACAAGTTAGACTCATACCATTGATTCGATAGTGATTCAGGTAATGAGTTACCTTCATAGAACCTATCTCATACATTTAGAGCAATAACTCTATAGCTTACTCTATAACCTCTTATCAAATCAACTAATATATAAGCCCATAACCCGAAAGGGAAGGGCAATCCCTTAAACGCTCTATAACGCTCTATAACGGCTTATCATCTCAACTTAACCAATCATATTAACCTGCTCTTAAAAGCCCTCTATAGAGCTTCCTAGAGCCTTAAAAGAATCTTATAAGGGTGTAAGCTTTATCATCTCGTTAGTATCTTGTGAATATCTAAAAAGGGCTTGATAGTCACTAAAAAACATGTTATAGGGGCTATGAAGTTACTTCAAAGTTACGTAAAAGAGGCTATAAAGTTACGTAAAAGCTAGCCCCCTTAACATTTCTTTAACAATTTCTTAACAATCCCTACATAGTTATGCTTATTAGAGACTTGTTAGCACCTTGTTAAATCCTTGTTAGAGGTATGTTAAGAGCTTGTTAGACTCTTTGAAGTCCCTGTATAAGCCCCTAGAAAGCCCTACAAAGAGCTATACAGGTAGTTGGGGTGTAGTTACTAGGGAGAAGCTTAGAAGAGGCTGTATAGAGCTTTACAGGACTCTTAAGAGGGCTATTTAGAGAATCACTAAGAGAGATAGGGAACTATAGACCAAGAGATAGTGACCATGTTAATAGTTTGTTAAAGAGGTTTAGAACTTGTTAGAGCCTTGTTAATTATCTTAACAAAATAACTCTTAAGATTTAACTATTTAGCAACTTATAAGTAACTTGTTAGATTCTTGTAAGCACTGTTACAGACTAGTTAAACCCTTGTTAGTTCTGTTAAGGGAATGTTAAGAGCTTTGAAGAGATGTTAAGAAAGATAGAGAGTTGTTAAGAAATTGTTAATGATATTTTAAGATTTTGCAAAGGGGATGTTACAGGGATGTTAAGGGCTACCAAGCAGATATACATCATGAGGTAGATTCTACCGAATCAACTAGACAGATATTTTTCAGTTCCTTCAAAGAACCTAAATAAAACACTTGACAGTCTATTTTATAAAAATTTTATAGAACTGAATAACTATCTATACACTATCTTGTATAATACAGGTAATAACAGGCTTATAAGATACCTTGTTAGTACCGTGTCAGACCTTGTAGAATAAGCCTTAGAAGGGAATACCTGTTAAGTGTTATATAACAGTCTATATAGAGGCTTAGTAATACCTAGTGATTCTGCTATATAGGGTACTATCGTTTACATAGAGATTAAGATTGATATAGGGGCTTCTAAGGGGCTAGGAAGAGGCTAGGAAGGTGATTGTATAGGGTTGATTAAGAGAGGCTTAGAAGGCTTTATAGAGGGCTATATAAAGAGCACTATTTAGGTACTAAGAGGCTATATAGATACTATATAATACTATATAGAGATGATGCTTAGAGAGGGTGTTTAGAAGGGTATAGATATTTTATCACATATCATGGTGACCCAAGATGAACGTAGTGAATCCAAAATTTTATAAAATATAAATTTCGTAAATTTTACTCAATAAAAAGCCCCTATGAGATAGATTCTATCGAATCCATTTTAAGGGGCTAGGTAGTAATCAACACAGTTCTTCAATAATTGCTTGAATAGCTTGCTTTGTAGTTTGGAAGAAGTGTGTAAAACCACTATTACATTCCATTATTTGTAGCATAATCTGTGAATCTTTAATTGGGTATGTCTGTATGTAATAATGGTTACCATTGAGTGAAATGGAACCACCTTCAACAACATTCCTTAAATGTCCAATATCAATAAACTCTTCTTTCTCTGTGACCTTAATGCAAACACCTTTGTTCACTCGTGAAGGGTTAATATCTTCCAGTACTCGCATTATGTGACCACCAAGAGAAATCATAGAGACTTCTTTACGGTTCTGCTGCTTAACATACATCTCAAGTTTCTTCAAAGTATCCTCATAGAACGGATAAGACTTCTTGATAAAGATTCCTTCAAGTTGGTCTTTACAATCCTCTATACGTGCATTGTAGAGTATTTCAACAATATTATTAAGATACGCTTGCTCACCCTCTGACAGATAAGTGTTAATATCATTTATACTCAGTACCAGATACTTCCTGTCAAGTTCAAACTTTTTCATCTCTATCAAATCCTTAAAGCATTTCTTAGTAACAGCTTCCCATTCTTCTGAGCACTTCTTCTTCCTCTTCAGAAGGGGAACCATATCGGTTAAGTTCTTCCAACTCTTCTTCAGTCGGTGTCCCATAATCACACTCTAAGTTTGAAAACATTCTTACCATTGATTTGAATATTACCATCTTTTTCAACTATCCAATGTGCATTTGCAAACTCACTGTGTTGGCTTGCCTCACCATAACCTACATACTTCCCATCGCATTCACGTTCAATGTGTATTGTCCCAACCACTGAACCATCTGCAACAGACTCTACAAAATAAAGTGTGTTGAGTTTCACAGGAATTTCTTCATTTTTAGAAAGTTCTACATCACCTAGTAAGTGTGAGTTTTCTAAAGCTACATGAACCATATAAGCTTCAGAGCACTCCCAGATAAAACTATGAAGAAGGGTCATTGCAGCATGTCTTGAGCAATTCAACTTATCACAGATTTCTTTATACATTTCCTCTTTAGTAGAGTTGTCCAACATAGCTTTGCGTACTACTTCTTTAACATTCTTCATCTTTCGCTACCTCTAAACAGGGGCTTTTACACCCCTTGACAGATTACTCTTCAACAGATTCTTTATCTTTCTTTGAAGAAGCCTTTTTATCTTTCTTCTTAGGTTCAGTTGCTGCAATAGCAATGTCAACAAGCTGTACCAAGTCAGATTTAATCACTGTCACTGGCTGTTCATTATAGAAACCTTTCTCAAGGTATTCTTTGAACTCTTCCAGAGTATTAAAGCCAAAAGGCTTGATAGGTGTTCTAATCATTTACCCTCCGAGATATCTTTTAAGATTTTCTGGTTAATCATTTCCGCAATAGCGTAGCGGATACAAATTACTAAAATTTTAGGTTGCATTCTCTACTTACCTCTTCAAACTTACTCTCAAACTCTACAATCTTCTTCTTGTAGGTTGTCATTCTCCAACAGGAGAGGATGATACCAACTATCGGGAGTACATACAAGAACCAAAGCTCAGAAATTTTCTTCTCAGCTTGATTAAACGTCAAATCTTGCATGTACATACCACTGAAGGAGATTACACAAATCATGGCAAGGAATACAGTCAGCATGATTGCTAAACCAGCCCACCCTCTGGTATTATACTCAGCACTTCTACATTTATTTTCCAGATTGATAAGCTCGTTGTAGTCTGCTGAGAAGTCTCTGTAGAAAGCTTTCAAGTACTCTCTGCTGTAACCTTCAAAGCATCCTGTACCGAACCAGTTTTCACCTCCAAAGTGTGAAATCGTTCCTTCTTCACCATTTGCTTTCACAATCTTGAAAGATACATGGTGTCTTGATTTCTCATAAGAAATCTGGTCTCTTGAATCTTCGTAAATCATTGTTCAATCCTCTTTAGTCGTGCATTCCACTCTCTGTCAATCATTTTCTGGAATGTCTTACCTCTGGGAGTAACGTTCTTAAGTGCTTCCTGTGTACATGCCAGAATATCACCTCTGGCAAACTTACCGTAGCACTGTTTTGTCTTCTTGGCTCTGCGATACTGTTCAGATACTGAAAGTCTCCAGTAGTCGCCTAATGTTGTAAGCTTTTTCATTCTTTCACCATCGCATTGTAAAACTGTCTTTGAATTTCTTCAGCAATCTGATAAGGTGATAAACCTGCTTTCACCATAGTTCTGACTGTCTGCTCAATGTAGTTATTGTTCACGACTTCATGAGTGGTGTAGACAGCCTCTTTGAGTTCTTCCACATTCTTTTTAGCATCTTCACAAGTACTAGTCAACATTGAGTTGAATTTCTTTTGTGGTGGAATCAAGTTATGGTGGTGTGGATTAGGATTACAGAACTGTTTAAAGTACTCCTCAGCATTATCTACAACGTGAGTTTGATGACCAACCTCTTCAGTTGTGTATTGGTATTCATGCTCAGGTAAATCTTGAAGTTTCATTGTAGGAGCCTCCAGATTCACGTCAACTTTCTTCAGTGTTGGTGAAGCCTCGAAAGTTGCCTTTTCAGCTTCTTCATAGTCTTCATCTTTAACGATACCAGTGTCTGCCAAGGCAATGCCAAGGAGGTTTTTAAAGCTTCCTGTGAATACCAGATTATCTATATCAGCAGTTGAATAGATTTTACCAGCCCACAAGTGACCTTCTAAGGGATTTGGTGAATCTGGGTACAACTTGAAGTGCATATTCTTCACAGGTCTAAAGTATACAACACCACTATCAGATACATGTGTAACAGTAGCCTTGGTTCTACGTAACGGATTTTCTTTGACATAGATGAAAATTGTATCTGACTCTTTAACTTTGTTCATTTTATCTCTCCAATAAAAAAGGGAACTACCTTTCGATAGCTCCCATCATACAAAATTCTAGATATTACTGTCAAGCATATTTTCTAGGCAGTAACTTACTCTTTCTGTCCCTTACAGATTCCAGAATGGCAATGAAGTCATCTCGTGAACCCTTCCAAGGGCTGAAATCTGGGATATGCTCACGGATTGCTTCAATGATAGTCCGTAAACCTGTGTTTTTCATCCACCAATCAGAAACAGATGCAGACATGACAAAGAACTGCTTATCATCTGTCAAAATCACCTCATCAGTGAACGGTGAAGTAAATGTTGTAATCACTGCACCACTATTCATGTAGTAAGTGCGTTTAGGTACACCATCAAGCATCTTGTGCAGGTCTCCGAAGAGATTCACAACTTCTGGATGGTCAATATCTTTCTCAAGGTCTAGTCGGTACTTCAGAAGTGCCTCATCAACCTCTTTATCTGTGAATTTAAAGTATTGAACTTCTTCAATAACACATGTTGAGATATTGTTAAGGTTCATAGTCTGCTTAACAACCTTCACAGGTGATGTGATAGATGGTTGAAATGCAGCCAGTACACCTTGAATGTTTCCGTAGTGCTGTACAAGCATTACTTGTGGAGATTCTACTCCATCATGTTCTTTAATTGTAGCCATATCAGAGTTTCCTCACTAAATATTTCTTAAGTGGTGTGTTAGGTTTCTCAAAAACCTCTATAGAGTCCACTTTTATGTTTTCGCCACGCATACCTGTAGCTTTAAAGATATAGAACTCCAGCAGACCAATGTTCTTAGATGACAAATCATGTTTTACGAAGATTGTCACCGAGTCTTGGCCTTTCAGTACAACTGTACCATCTTTGTAGACTGTCTTCTCAGGTTGTTTGTAGTCAACCATGTCAAACATCACAAAGAGTCTTTGATAAGACCTGTCAAGTTTCGATGACAACGAGTTTTGAATATCTGCGAAGTTCTTGTAAACAACAATGTGAAGCTTAACCATCGTTATATTCTCTGACGAAGAAATAATTGATTTTGTTCTCAGAAACAAGAAGGTCATAGCAAGTAATCTCAAACTTACGTTTCTCAGCATCATAACTGGTGTACGGTTCAGATACTTGCTTTGTAGATACCTTTGCATTGTTTGGGTTTAAAAGGCCACCATAGAGTTTCTTAATGGCCTTTGATACTACACCCCAGATAACATCATCAGTAAGTTCTTCGTACAGGTCAAACTCAGCTTCATAACTGAAGTCATTGATTGGGAAAATAACCTGTACTTTACTCATATCAGATTACCTGTGTAACTTGCAAAGCTTCTGTTACGGAGATATCACCAACTTTTTCTTCTTTGATGAAGGTGAAAGTTAGAATAGTAGGTTCTGTAACATCATCTTCCAGAGGTACGCCATTTAGTTCATCAAAGATGGATTGTGTAGTCCAATCTTCCTGACCATCTGGGTAGTGATAAATATATTTGTTAAAGTTTAGGTCAAACCATCCAAAAATTGGACAACCGTCTGCATCATCGCCACTGTGTTCTAAGATGCTTCCTGATTCAAACTGCAACTTCAGTCTCCCGTCTTCTTGGAAGATGATTGCTTTTGCCAAGCCACGATATACATCGTCATCATGTCCAGAAGTGTCAACCATTACATCAATCTTATTCATAATAACCTCTCTCAGCTTTCTCAATTTTATCCAGAAGTTTAATACATTGGTCGTTATGGTAAATAGCCTCACGATTGTGTACTTCCTTCTGCTTCTCAAGTAGAGTTTTATAGTAACCTGATAACTGCTCTCTTGTCAAGGGGTGTTCTGAAATAATATCTAAGGAACTCTCACCTAACGAGAAAAACAAACCATTATCATCTACGTTGTAGAGTTCATTTGTGAAGAATCCCTTGTTAGCCATCATGATAGGTGAACGTTCAATTACTTCCACAATAAACTTAGTAACAACCTTGTCACCGTAAGTGATAAGCTTGCTTCCATAAATCCTTACTTTCATACCACTTCTGGTATACTTAAAAGTCCCAACATCATCAGCCCAAAGTTTCATAGTTTTCTCCATAGAAATAAAAAAGGCTCCCGAAGGAGCCTCTAAATCTACTATTTTGGATAAACAGCGTCAAGATAAATCTTTGCTTCCATTCTACGTCTGTTTTGCAGACCTTTGGAGGTAACCTTTTTACCATTCACTGTAACCTTGTTCCACCACTGCATAGCTTCTGCACAACCAACTTTGTTACCAGCATTATGACGCTTGATAAAAGTTGAGTCCTGCATAGCACCGATACCAATGTTGTAAGTTTCTACAACAAGTGCATCAAACTCATTCTGGGTAGTTGGAACCTTAATTGCTTTGTTTACTGCACCTACATAGTTCTCAACATCTGCAAGGAGATATTGTTCAGCTTGTTCGGCAGTAATCTTCATCCCCATCGTAACAGGTCTTCCGTTGATACGAATTGTACCATAACCAATTGTAGGGATTCCAGCAGAGTCTTTATAGGCTTCTAGACGAAGACCTTCAAAGAACTTAATGGCTTCTAAGCCTTTACTTGATAGTTGCATTTTATGCTCCTACTGCATTAATAACTACCTTGGAAGATTGAGATGTGACTGAACCACCTGCACCAGTTACAACACATGAGTAAGAACCTTCATCGTCAACTTTAGAAGTTGATGACTTTTCATATGTTGCAGATGTTGCTGAAGGAATATCTACATCATCTTTCTTCCACTGATAACCAGTTGCACCAGTTGCTACAATACTAAGGGTAAGTGTATCTCCCTCTGTAATCTCTTGGTTAGTAGGCTGCTGTGTAATCACAGGCAGTGCATTCACAGTTACTGTAGCAGTGTTGGAAGTAACACTTGAGCCACCTTCACCAGAAACTACGCAGGTGTATGAGCCAGCATCAGCAGGAACTACGCCACTCTTAGTGTATGTTGCAGAGGTTGCTCCAGAGATGTTTGATGCACCTTTCTTCCACTGATAACCAGTTGCACCAGTAGCAGTAATTGTGAGTGTCAAGTTCTCACCTTCATTTAAAGTCTGGTCAGTTGGTTGCTGTGTAATAACTGGAGGTGTGATTGCATTCTTCAACTTTGCATTAAGCATTGAGAAAGGCTTAACCCTTGCTAACCATTCACAGTAAACTGTGTCAACATCCTTTCCGTTAGCTAGTACGTACTGTAAATCCATGAAGAAGTCAGCAGTCCTCATCTGTGAGCCTACCGCATACAGAAGTTCACCACTAAATGGAACTGTATAATCTGGTGTGTAGTTGAAGTCAGTTACTTCAGGGATATCAGACTCAGGCCACGGTGAACTGTATGTCAGAGGTAGAACTGCCTCTTGATACTTTCTGAAGTCGTATCTCTTACCAGATTTAACATTCGCTACAAAACCTTTCACGAACTCTTTAAAATCTGGATATGTTTTTGCTTTAATCATTTCTTAGCCTCTAATCTTGCGTTTAGTCTAAAATAACCTTTGTGTTGCGGTGAAACATCACCTAAAACAACCCCGTCAATCTTGTAGCCTTTACCCATCACATATTGAATATCCATCAAAAACGTACCAAGACCCACAATATGGAACATCGGATATAGAAGTTCTTCAGTCTCTGGTAGAGGAATTTGAGGTGTGTATTCGAAGTATGTTTTGGTAGGATTGATATCCTTTTCAGGCCATTTGCTATCACGCCATGTTAATGGTGTTGGAAGTACATCATCAAGATTATACTTATCACCGTCTTGAACACTTTGGACATAAGATTGTAGGAAGCAATAAAAGTCTTTTCCACTCTTTGCCTTCATTATCTATCCTTAACAAAATAAAAGGGGCTTTCGCCCCATAAAACTTAAGCCATAGTCTTAAGAATGTTTTTAAGTTTTTTGAGATTCATAGTCTCATCCAACTTAAATCCAAATCCATTGACGTATTCAATGAAATCAGATTTCTTACTCAGAGAAAGCGCATAACTCATGTCAAAATCATTACTTGGAGTGGAATCTGGAGAGGTGTTCACATCAAATGAAATCTCTGTAGCAGTCGATTCTGACTCTCTAAAGTTATCAATAACAACACATGTGTAGTTTGCTGGAGAGAAGGTTGTAGAACCTCCTACATAGCTGTATTTGCCATTGTGAATAAGGTTCGAGAATACTTTGAAGAATGTTTCTGAATCATGACACACAAGTTTAAATTCACTGTTAACTCCAAGAGCCATTAGTGAGTATGGACTTTCACCATCAATATTATAATCTGGGTTCATGGATTGGACAGTAACACGCATCAAGTTATTTGCGATAGTTTTCTGTTTAAACGAATTAGGAACGTAGTGCATTCCTCTTTCACACTGATTAACCAACTCTTTAAGCAGGTCATCAGAATATGGTGAAGTAATCGATACAGACCCGTCACCATTATAATTAAAACTTACATTTAGCATTTATCAGTTCTCCTACGATTGATAATTTTGCTGCAATAGAGAAATGAAGCAAATTCACTGGAAGAAACCATTAAAATCTGTTCACTAGATTGAGCAATTGCTCTGAAATACATACCAGTTAGTGCATCATAGTGCTTATTCTTACCAATGGAAGTTATATAGCCATGACTCTTTGCAGTTTGGTACAAATCAATAATATCTGTGATTTCTAGTTGGGAGCTACACATAAATAATCCTCTTGTCGTCTATAATTTTGGAAGTAAAGGTACAAACCAATTTCAGAGGATTTGTAATAGAGTAATTCTACCCGCTTTGATTCCTTACAGTGATTGGTATTATTACCTGTCTTCGATTTCGTGTTGTTTCTCATTAAGTCTCCTTTGTAGATAAAGGCAGACCTACAGCTTTAGTAAGATGGTACAGTAATCCATACAACAAGTCAAGAAGTATTGCAACTAAAAAATTTACTTGACATTCCTCTTGACAACGTGTAGCCTAATAAAACACTTAGAAGATTACTTAAAAGACTCTTCTAAAAAGGCTATTTAAACAGATATCTTTCTGGATATCTATCTCTTATCTTAAAAGCCTTTTAAGAAGTCTTAAAAGAGGTGAAGAAATGACTAAACGAACTAACAAAGGCCAGTTCAAGAAAGGCCAATCAGGTAACCCATCTGGAAGACCAAAGGGTTCTCGTAACAAAAGTTCACTGGTCAAGGCACAGTTGACTATTGACAACTCAGCAGAGTATGCTGCAAAGCTGTTTGAGGCAGTTGTTACCAGAGACCCTGTAAAACTTGCAGAGTTTGGTTTGACGGTTGATAACGTAAACCTGAAGTCAATGATGGAAGCTGGTAAGACTATCATGACTCACTCAGCAGGTGAGATGAAAGCCATTGCAGCAGACAGTAAGAATAGCGGTGAGAAAGGTGGAGATAAGCCACAGGAAAACAAACCAACGTTCTCTGCTGTAGCAACTCTGAAAAAATAATAAAAAGGTGTTGACAGGTTCTGAATCAAACGTTAGAGTCTGTCTCACCAAAACATTCTAACGAGAGAGAATTAATATGAGCGAATTATTTAAACACTCGCATCTACATGCAGGTTTAACTGAAAACGGTGCTGTTAACCACACCTCTTCAATGTCTGCACTGGTAGATTTCTACAAAGCTGCTGGTTCAAGCAGGTCAAATGTAGAGAGTCTTCCAAACTTGTTTTACAAGGCTATGCGAGAAGACATTGATGTAGCAGTTCGAATCCTGTTACACATGCGAGATGCACGAGAAGGTATGGGAGAGCGCAAAGCGTTCCGTTATACTCTTACCAAGGCAATCTCTGATGGTATACTTGATGAGTTCCAAGTATTGCGTATCATGGATAAGATTTCTGACTTAGGTCGTTACGACGACTTCAAAATCTTTGTTGGTACACGTTACGAAACAGATGCTTTCAAGCATTTAGAAGCTGCACTGTTAGACCCTAACACGTCTGCTCTGGCAGCAAAATGGTTACCACGAGTAAAATCACGACACATGCGTTTTGTTCGTCGTTTCTGTAAGTTTGCAAATCTTTCAGAGAAGCAGTATCGAGTTCTCTTATCAGCACTATCTGATACAGTTGAACAGAAGATTTCAGCAAATGAGTTTGGAGAGATTGATTACAGCAAGCTTCCTTCACTGGCTGCTGCACGTTATCAGAAACTCTTCAGTCGTAAAGATGGAGAACGCTACGCAGCATATATCGCAGCACTGACTAAAGGTGAGACTAAGATTAGTGCTGGTGCGGTTTACCCTTATGATATTACCAAGTCCGTTAACTATGGTAATGCAACCGTTGCTAATGAGCAGTGGAAAGCTTTACCAAACTGGATGGCAGAAGGTGAGAACATCTTATGTATGACTGATGTTTCATCATCTATGACTTGGGAGCGTCATGGCTCTGTGACAGCACTAGATATTGGTGTATCTTTGGCTCTGTACGTTTCAGAACGTAATACAGGTTGCTTTAAAGATGAGTTGATGGTTTACTCCACAAGACCTCACTTCATTACACTGAGTGGTGATTTGAAGACTCGTTTACGTCAAGTAATGAGTCATGTTGAGTATGGTTCAACTAACCTTCAGGCTGCTTTTGACAGAATCCTTGAGATTGGTGTTAAAAACCACTTGACTCAGAAAGATATGCCTAGTAAGCTTATTATCTTCTCTGATATGGAGTTCAATAGGGTTGATGGTGCAAACGGATGTACTAACTTTGAAGAGATTCAGAAGAAGTACAAGAAAGCTGGATATGAAATGCCACAACTGGTATTCTGGTACTTAGCAAACCGTAATGGTACTTGCGAAGTATCTGTAAAGGATAACGGTGTAGCAATGGTATCTGGTTTCTCTCCAGCCACTTTAAAAGCTCTGCTTGGTGGTGAGAAGTTTGACCCTATCAGCGTAATGCTCAAAGCAGTAATGATTGAACGCTACGATTGGTAAAAAGTTTTAAAAAGGGTATTGACAAAGTGTTTAATACCCTTTAATATGTTCTACATAGAAACGAAAAAGAAGTTTTCTGAAATAAATAAAATTATTTTAAAAAACCTCTTGACAAACACTAAAAAATAGTGTTATAGTTGTTACATAGGTTGTTAAAAAGATTATCTCCATTTAGCTCAGCTTGGTAGAGCGTTCCGTTTGGGGCGGTAAGGCCGAAGGTTCAAGTCCTTCAATGGAGACCAAATTATATTCCCGTAGACAAATTAGGTAAAGTCAACACCCTTTCAAGGTGTGGTTTGAGGGTTCAAGTCCCTTCGGGAATGCCAGTTTTGACAGAAGGCCAATTACAGCAAACAAACTTTTACATTTCACGCATAGAAATCCAAAAAGATTTGGTCTGGTCATTAAGAATTGCGGGTATAGAGAAAGGGCGTCTCACATGTCTCATTAGCATGGTATCGGTAGGTTCGACTCCTACACCCGCCTCCAAATTTACAGAAGACCGTTTACAGCAAACACTTAAAATTTTTTATCGGAAAAAATGAAAAGATACGGTCTGGTAATATTAAACATGGTAAGTTAGCTAACTTGGTAAAGCGCCTGACTGTTAATCAGCGATATCAGGGTTCAAATCCCTGACTTACCGCCAAAATTTAAAATGCGTCGTTATCCCGTAGATGGAAGCGGTGGTGACTGTAAATCACTTGTCATTATGACTCGGTAGGTTCGACTCCTTCACGGCGCACCAAATAAAGGTTATGTAGTTTAACTGGATAAAATACCTCCCTGTCACGGAGGATGATGAGGGTTCGATTCCCTTCGTAACCGCCAAATTTGAGAGGGCTTTTTTTAGCCCATCCCTTAAAGAGTTCTTACGAGTATTCTTTAAAGGAGCAGAAGACCAAATTCAGCAAGCCAACTTAAAAATTTCAAGCCAATTTAATTTTGAAAAATTTAAAAACTTGGTCTGGTTCCAACAATTTTACAGAAGACTGTTTACAGCAATTTAAATTCCATTTTCAGGGTATGAGAGAAGGTTCGATTCCTTCACCCTTCGCCAAACAGAAGGGTTAGTGTAATGGCAGCACGATAAATAAATACGGTCTGGTAATCCTCTTTGCAGTGACTTATGGAGCTAATATATCGTCCCATGAGTGCCGATGAATTTCTTGAGCATGATTCTAGATTAGCTTACTAAGAGATGACTCTACAAACCCTTTAGCAAGGTTTGCGTAGGTTACTGCAAAGATGATTTAATGGAAGTGTAGCAGAATGGTGATGCGGCAGACTTTTAATCTGACAGGCGATGGGTTCGAATCCCTCCACTTCTACCAAACAATGGTTCAGTCGCAGATAAGGTAATGCAAGGGTTTCATAAGCCCTATGAATGTGGGTTCGATTCCCACCTGAACCTCCAATGCTGGTATAGTTAAGACGGTTATAACACTCCCCTGATAAGGGAACATCGGTGGTTCGATTCCACCTACCAGTACCAAATTCAATAAAGTTGTTGACATTCAGATGTGACCACTTTATAGTAACCTTAGTTTTCGTTAGCGTAGCGTCTATTTTAAAAACTTAAAAATAAATGCAAACGATAATGTTTTTCTGGCAGTAGCTTAATAGGCTAAACACCAGCAGGGTCTTCCAACCCCCTGTTAAAGAATTTGGCGTACTAGCCCACGGTATGATTAATAAAGTGGGCAATATTCTAAAGAGCATCCCTTAAGGGGCTTGGCTTAAATGCAATGAGTGCTCTTTAAAATATTAATGCACCCTTAGTTCAAACGGATAGAGCAACGGTCTTCTAAACCGTCAGTTACAGGTTCGAATCCTGTAGGGTGTGCCAATTTTAATGGTCAAGACAACACGAGTAAGTTATCTTAGATACGCGTTAAGAGATAAACGAAAGTCGGAAAGTTGCTGAAGGGTAGCTCCCTTCGATAGTAAGTAGGTTCAACTCCTACCTTGACTGCCAGTTAGTTAGCAGATTACTATGACGGCCTTTATGGGTCTCCGCATTGACTTGAAATGGTCAATCTCATAAGGAGGTGGTCTGTATCTCATGTTTTCCAGAACATGTAAATAATCTGAGAAGAAGCTTGACAGTGTTGAGATAACAGGGTAAGCTTCGAAATATAGTATGGGACGATGTTAAGACACTAAGGCATGTGCGACGGCCTCCAAAACCGTTTCAAATGGGTTCGACTCCTACGTCCCATGCCAAAGTCTTATTAGGGGTAGGTAGCGGCTAATGGAAGCCAAACTGTCTTGAAAACAGTTGCCATTGTAGAGATACGGTGAGGGTTCGACTCCTTTATCTACCGCCTAATAAGATTTAAAGCTGGCGCTCGTTGTCGGACAAGCGTTAGGTTTCCTCTACGTGTATTGGCGTACACGGCACTAATAAAGCACCTAGTAGGTGTCACGGAGAAGAGATAATATCAAGCTCTCTGAAGGTTCTAGTCACCGGATTAAACAAGACTATGCAAAGACTGTTTAGGTCTTTTTAGAGGGCTTCTGAGGCATAATATACCATTGTTGCTTTGGAGTCTTGGAAGCTCTCTACAAAGATTTAATGCACCTATAGCCCAATTGGAAGAGGCAGCAGACTTAGAATCTGCTCAGTGTGAGTTCGAGTCTCTCTAGGTGTACCAAATTAATGCAGGTGTAGCAAAATGGTTATGCGGCTGACTCTTAATCAGTAAGACGATGGGTTCAATTCCCTCCACCTGTACCAAACATTGGGGATGTAGTTTACATGGTTAAAACATAAGTTTTGCAAACTTAAGTACAGGGTTCAATTCCCTGCTTCTCCACCAATTAGTGCATCCATAGTTTAAACGGGAAAATTACAGTCTTCCAAACTGAGGTTGAGGGTTCGATTCCCTCTGGATGCTCCAATTCATGCTCCTATCGTATAACTGGCTATTACGGTTGCCTTGTAAGCAACTTATCAGGGTTCGAATCCTTGTGGGAGCACCAATTTGAGGTCAAGTGAAAGACCGCTTGAGTCAACTGAAGACCGTAACAAATTCCACGGAGTTGAGTTAGCGGCACAACTTCAGACCTCTTTAAAGCTCGCTTAGTTTATATGGTAAAGCCCCATCCTTACAAGTTGGTGAAGAAGGTTCAAGTCCTTCAGCGAGTACCAAGTTCCAGTATCCCAATTGGCAGAGGATGCAAGCTCAAACCTTGTATTAGTGACGGTTCGAATCCGTCTTGGAACACCAAATTTAGGAGATTCCTATGAAGCCTTATGGTAGAAACGGTAAAGTTGAAATTGCAAGTTGTGGTTGCTGTGCTTCTCACGCTGGTGAAGAAGATTATTACAAGTGGCGTACAGACCATCGTAAACGCTTTCTCAGAAGAGATAAGAAGAGAGCTAGACAGGAATCTCAAAAAGATATTGCAGAATTAGTTCAAATGGACAGAGCAGCAGCCTACGAAGTTGTTAGTTAGAGGTTCGAATCCTCTATTCTGCACCAATTTAATAGGGGATTAGTTTACACGGTTAAAACCTCGGTCTTTGAAATCGAAGAAGATGGTTCAATTCCATCATCCCCCGCCAATGCTCCATTACTCCAATTGGCAGAGAGACCAGACTTAAAATCTGCGTTATGTATCGGTTCGAATCCGATATGGAGTACCAAATATTAGCAGTGTAGCATAACTGGCAATGCACCAGCCTCTGAAGCTGAATGATTAAGGTTCAAATCCTTACGCTGCTGCCACTTCTAAGGGTTCTTACGAGAGTCCTTAAATGTGGCCTTATCATAAATGGATAATGACCCATGCTGTGAACATGGTCTATACGGGTTCGATTCCCGTAGGTCACCCCAATTCAATAGCTCAATTAGCTTATATGGTTAAAGCGCGTGTCTGAAAAACATGAGAACAGGGTTCAAATCCCGATGGGCTACCAACTTATAGGTGCATAATGAAAGAGATGACAGAACAAGGTAAAGAGATTTTTAATCTCCTTAAAACTGGTAATGGGTTCTCTAACCCTCTTATTACTGGTGCAGCAGTTCTTGGTGGTACTGTGGCTGCTTCTCAATCATTAGTGAACTCAATTAGTTCTGTAACAGACCCTGCAACACAAGAAATCCTTATTGCTGCTGGTCTTACAACAGCCTTATTAGGAAGCTTCACAACCAGCCTTGGAAGCACATCAACAACAACAAATACTCTGACTGAGTACGGACAGAAGTCTGTAGATGAGTTTTCACAACGTATGCAAGTAGCTAAAGGTTATTCTAACGTTATGGGAGCAGCAGGTGAGCAAGTTGGCTGCACACCGTTCAGTGGCATTATGGGTGTAGCTACTGAGTATGGCAATAAAGCTATGGATTTGATTAATACATCCATAGATGCTGTGAATGGCGTTCTAAGCGATTTGCAAGATGCAATCGATAAAGGACTAGGGACAATCTCTGAACTCGCTACACAGGCTGTTACAGCGATTAATGAGGGCATTGCAAAGATTACTGCATATGCTAACGAAGTAGCTCAGATGATTGCAGATGAAGCAGCATTGATTGCAGACTACTTGAAGACAAACATTAATGGTTTCCTTGCGAATGTTCTACCAAGCTGGTTTGATGATGCTTGTAAGACAGGTGTTATTGACACTATCGCAACTCCAGAGATGAAAGAAGCTCTGAACAAATAATGGAAGATTAACCATAAAAGGTAAGGGAGCAGTTTGCTAAACTGCCAGTAACCGAGAAATCGGCGTACCAGTTCAAGTCTGGTATCTTCCTCCAATTTAATGTATCGGTGACAGAAATGGATATGTGCCTGTCTGCAAAACAGGTTTATGAGGGTTCAAGTCCCTTCCGATACTCCAATTTATTAATATCTCTCTCAAAGTTATTATGCCCTGCTATGAGTATTCTCCCTTTCGCTACCGGAGAGTATTTTTAGACAGGGCTTTTTTATAGAGTTATACTTTATGGGAAGACCTATACAGTATGTCTCTGGCATACATTGTGGTTTCTCCTTGACGGTCTCTGCACCGTCTTTTTTCAGGAGGGACACTATAACTTTAATTTTGGAGAAATACAATGAACGAGACTAACGTTTATAAAGAACTATACGACACTCAGAAACAAGTTGAAATGCTGAAAACTACAGTAATGGCTGTAGCAGAACGTTTAATCATTGCAACTGGTATTAACCCACAAGAAGCAACGATGGATAAACTTCTGGATTTAGTAGATGAAAAGTTTGGTGTAGAACCTAAACAAGAATCTGAAGAAGTTTCTGAATAATTCTATTTGCAGAGGTGCTTAATGGACTTAAATGTTATTAAGCAGAAGCGAGTGGAAGATGTAAGGAAAGTCCTAGCAGGTGAGTTGGGACTTTCTGAAGAAGTAAAAGATATTATCAAATCCTTTGGTAAAGACCCCTCTAAATTCCTTCCAACTCAAATTCTGACTTTATTAAGATATACCCCAGACCAAGTAAGACTCATCTTTAAATTGATGACTGACAAGAACTATGTAGCTCCACAGCCTGGCTCTCAAGAAGTATTCTTGAACACTAATGCTGACTTGGTACTATATGGTGGTGCTGCTGGTGCTGGTAAAACTGCTGCCCTATTAATGGACTCACTGAGGTTTATTGACGACCCTAACTATAACGCTGTATATTTCCGTCGAAATACAACACAGCTACAAGGTGGTCTATGGCCTGCTGCTAAGAAGTTATTTGGTAAGTTTGGTGGAGTTCCTCATGAACAGAAGATGACTATTACGTTCCCTTCTGGGGCAACTATTAAGTTTACTTACTTGGAACTTGAGAAACACTCAGAGGGTCACCAAGGGATTGAGTATTCAGCTATCTATTTTGATGAAGGGACACACTTCTCTTCTTCACAGATTTCATATCTTCAGACACGTCTACGTTCTGGTGCTGAAGGTGACTCATATATGAAAATCTCAATGAACCCAGATAGAGACCACTTTATTTATGATTGGGTAGAACCTTTCTTAGATGAAGCTGGATATCCAGACCCAGAGAAATGTGGAAGGATTCGTTGGTATGTTATGAATGATGGTGTAATGGTTTCTGATTGGGACAGAGATAAAATTCTTGAAATGTTCCCTCTTGAGATTCCTCAAACATATACCTTTATTTCTGGTACGATTGATGACAACCCTATTCTTGATTTCTTGGAACCTAAGTATCGTGGTAAATTAGAGAACAACACACCAGTTAACGTTGCACGTTTACGTTTTGGTAACTGGAAAGCTCGTGCTGAAGGTTCTAACTACTGGCAAAGACAATGGTGTGAAATTGTTGATAGCGTTCCACCTGATGTATTTGACGTAAGAGCTTGGGACTTAGCTGCGACATTACCTTCTGAAGTTAACCCTAATCCTGACTGGACAGCAGGTGTTAAAATGGGTAAATCTAAAAAAGATGGTTGCTATTATGTAATTAACGTAGTAAGATTTAGAGATAGACCTTCTGGAGTTGAAACACAAATTAATCAAACTGCTGAAGGTGATGGTAAGCGCACAGGTATTTTTATCCCTCAAGACCCCGGCGCTGCTGGTAAATCCTACGCAACCTCCCTTATTAGAAAACTTGCTGAGAAAGGTTTCAGAGCAAGAGCTAAACCTACCAATAAAGATAAAGTTACCCGTTTTGCGGGTTTCTCTGCTGCTTCAGAAGCTGGTCTTGTTAAAATTGTTAGAGGCTCTTGGAATGAAGCATATTTCCAAGAACTAGAAGGTTTTTGTGGTGATGGTCGTACCAAGGATGACCAAGTGGATGCTACCAGTGATGCTTTCAACAGTCTAAACGAAGTTAAACTATTCAAGCCACCTTCAATGGGTGCTCATACAGATATTATGAAGAGTAATCCATATCAGGGGCTAAGACGCTAATAGGTAGAAAGAATGGCAGATATCACAGAAACACAAGAAAGCCTTCCTCCATTCAGAATGGGTGAGGTTGGGAGTCTTGGCCTTAAAGTTCGCTCAGGAAGAATCTATGAAGAACCTAGACAGGCTTTAAGATTCCCAGAAAGTATTAAGACTTTCCAACTTATGATGAGAGACCCTTCAGTAGCAGCTTCTGTAAACATTATTAAGATGTTCGTCAGAAAGGTTAACTGGAGATTCGTACCACCGAAGGGAAAAGAGAAAGATGCCAAGATGATTGAAAGGGCTGACTTCTTTAACTCACTGATGAATGACATGGAGCATGATTGGGCTGACTTTATTAACTCTGTAATGTCATTCTGTACTTACGGATTCTGTGTAAACGAAAAAGTTTATAAGAAACGTCAAGGTAAAAAAGGTAAGTATCCTTCAAAATATAATGATGGTTTAATTGGTTGGGCTAAATTACCAATCCGTAACCAGACCACATTAGACAAATGGTATTTTGACTCTGACTACAGAAAGGTTATTGGTGTTAGACAGAACCTGCGTAATGTCTCCCATATTTCAGGAGCAATTAATCTGGGTGAACAACCCTTGACAAGAAAGCTTCCTAGAAGTAAATTCTTATTGTTCAAATACGACGATGAGTACGGGAACCCAGAAGGACGTTCACCATTACTTAATGCCTACGTCCCTTGGAAATACAAAGTCCAGATTGAAGAATTTGAAGCTGTAGGTGTTTCCAGAGACTTAGTAGGTATGCCAAAGATTGGTCTTCCACCTGATTATTTAGGTGAAGATGCAGAGCCTGAAAAGAAAGCGTTTGTTAAATACTGCCAAGAAGTAGTAAATGATTTAATAGCTAATGATAGAGCAGGTTTAATTTGGCCTAGATTTATCGACCCAGAAACTAAAGAAGATATTTTTGAGTTCTCATTAGTTTCTAGACAGGGTGCTAAAGCTTATGACACAGGTTCTATTATCGATAGATACTCTAAGCAGATTATGATGGCATTTATGTCAGACGTTCTGGCTATGGGTCAGTCAAAGTATGGTTCATTCTCTTTGGCAGATTCTAAGACAAGTTTACTGGCAATGTCAGTTGATATTCTTCTGAAGCAAGTCAAGAATGTAATTAATCGTGATTTGGTTGCTCAGACTTATGCACTGAATATGTGGGACGATGAAGAACACGTAGAAATTGTGTATGATGATATTGAGACTCCAGATTTGGAAGCTATTGCATCCTTTATTCAGAAGACCGTTGCAGTTGGTGCTCTGGAAGTTGACAAGCCATTATCTAACAAGCTTAGAGAATATCTTGACCTTGAACCTGCTGATGAGTCTAAACCAGTATCTGAGAAGCTATCTCCAAACACTCAAAGTCGTTCTGGTGATGGTTATAAGACTGCTGGAGAAGGGACTGCTAACACTCCTTCAGCTAAAGACCCAAGCACAGCTAATAAGGCAAACAAATAATGGCAGAAGTTATCTCTATTTCCAATGCTACGCGAGTGCATTCTTATAGAGGTGTCTTAATTATCACTGACGAATTAACTGTAGAGGCTGGCTCAAGGGTCAGCCTTTCAGGGTATGTAAGTGATGGTGGAACCTCTGACGTTTTCACTATTTGTAGGTTACTTGATGCTCCAATGAGCGGAAAACAGTTTATTTCAAACAATTGTAACGAAATTGTTAAAATTCCATTTGACAGTTCATGCCTTTTGGGTGTAAAGTTATATAACTGTGAGAATAAACGTGTTAACGTTAATAGTGTTGAAGCTGCATTCATTACCATTGATACAGCATTTCAATCTCCAATGACAGTAAACAAAGAGTCTAGCAGACTTGAGTACGTTTTTTCACAAAATGATTACAAAGTACTTGTCAAAGGTAAAGTTTATGATATGATTGTAAATGTGGTGGATGAATCTGGTAACCATTCAACAATCCTTAAACAAAAAGTAAGGTTTAATTAATGGGAACATTAACGATTGATGGTAAGAATAAAATCCTAGCCACACTAACCCCAACGACTATTGTATTACACAATGTAGACCCAACGGCAGACCCTACAGCAAACAAGGTTACGCAGCCAGTGGCTATTCTATTTTCAGAACCTAATAACGGCTTAATTGCTTCAGAAGATACAGTTAATATTACTGTTCCTGCTTCTGCAACGGTTTCTCATTTTAGCCTATGGGATGACAATTCTAAGTGCGTGGCAACAGGTGCTTTAAGTAGACCTCAGTTCTTTGCTGAAGAAGGTATTTACGTTATCTCTTCAGTGTCCGTTGACTTAAACAAATAGGGTGAGTAAAAATGAGTTCGAATATCTTCAGACTTGCTGATAGATTATTCAACCAACCTTTACTAGCCACAGAATCATTAGCACACTCAGCAGCGACTTATGTAAATAACCGCTTGTTAGGTGATGTTCAAGCAGCAGTAAACTTTGATAAACCTAAAGGTGAAGCAAGAAGTCTTTTAAAAGTTAAAGATGATATTGCTATTATCCCTATTATGGGTGGCCTAACACATCGTATGACATTTATGGATGCAATGTGTACTGGTGGCCTAAGTTCTTATGAGGGTTTACGCAGAGGCTTTGACGAAGCTGTAGCAGACGAATCTATTAAGACCATCGTACTGCACGTTGATTCAGGTGGTGGTGAAGCGTCAGGTTGTTTTGAGTTGGCACGTCACATCATGGCCTGTAGAGGCAAAAAGAAAATTATTGCTTATGTAGATGAGTTTGCTTGCTCTGCTGCATATGCTCTTGCATCTTCTGCTGAAGAAATTATTGCATCACCAGATGCAGATGTTGGTTCAATCGGTGTAATTATGGTTCACCAAGAATTGACAAAGGCTTTTGAAAAGAATGGCGTTACAATTAACGTTATTAAGGCTGGTGAATTTAAAGGTATGGGTTCTCCATTCCAAGCATTATCAGAAGAAAGCAAGAATAGACTTCAAAAGAGAATTGATGACACCTACGAAACTTTTACTAGTTTTGTTGCAGACTCACGTAATATCTCTGAAGAAGCTGTAAAGAATACTGAGGCAAATGTTTATTCTGCTCAGGAAGCTCTTGAACTTGGTTTAATTAATTCTATCATGTCTCAAGATGATTTCTTAAATTACTTACAAGGTTCTGAAGAAGCTCCTGTAAGTTTAAACACAAACAATTCAGGTGAAGAAATGACTGAACAAGAAAAGCAAGAACTAGAAGCTCTGCGTCTTCAGGTTGCTCAAATGAAAGCTAAGGAACAGGAAGCAGCACTTACAGATTTAACTGGTAAGATTTCTGCATCTGCTGAAGCTTTTGGATTTGACGCAAAAGAAGCTGCAACAGCTATTTTAGGTGCTGGTCTTGATAACCCTCTGAGTGTTCTGTTTATGAATGTTATGGAAGGTGCTAACCAGAAACTTAATGAAACTATCGCGTCCCATGCTTCTGCCATGTCTGAGAAGGATTCTGAAATCACTAAGCTGAAAGAAGCGGCTGGTGCTGTTCTGGAACACTCAAACGCTATGGAAGAACTTGGCAATAACGGCGAAGCAGAAGTGGATGACGGTAAAGATACCGCTCCAGAAGCAAGTGCTAATGCTAACGCTGACCAACGCAAACTGGCTCTCCAGAATGCTTTGAATACTCTTATCAAGAAATAAGGAACACAAATAATGGCATATCAAGGTTTTACACATTTAGGTAACAGAGAACCTCTGAATGATATCATCCTTTGGGAAGAAATCACCCCAACTGGTCACTCTCGTAAAGAGTACGCTCCAGTAGCCAGCACAGAATACCGTGTAGGTGAAGTTCTGAAAGCTGATGGTACTAAGGTCGCAGCAGGTGAAGAAGCTCAGGCAGACTCTGTATGTATCGTTAACTTCTACGCAGACCTGCAACTGTCTTATCATGGTCAGTTAAAAGTCGTTGGTATCTACCGTGACGCTGAACTGAAAGACATGCTGACTTTGGCAGAAAGCGTTGATGCTGCTGCTGTCAAGACTGCTCTGAAGGCGAAAGGTATTGATTTCGTCCCAACTGGCCTGTAATTAATAATAAGACATTCTGGAGAATTTTACAATGTTGACTAATTCTGAAAAAAGCAGATTTTTCCTTGCTGATTTAACTGGTGAAGTCCAGTCTATTCCAAATACTTACGGATATATCTCTGGTCTGGGACTGTTCCGTTCTGCTCCACAAACACAGACTACTTTCCTGATGGACTTGACTGATTGGGATATTAGCTTGCTGGATGCGGTAGACCGTACTAGCCGTAAAGCTGAGACTAGCGCTCCTGAGCGTGTTCGTCAGATTAGCTTCCCAATGATGTACTTCAAGGAAGTTGAAAGCATCACTCCTGATGAGATTCAGGGTGTTCGTCAGCCAGGCACTGCAAATGAACTGACTACTGAAGCAGTTGTACGTGCTAAGAAGCTGATGAAGATTCGTACCAAGTTCGATATTACTCGTGAGTTCCTGTTCATGCAAGCTCTGAAGGGTAAAGTTATCGATGCTAACGGTGTTCTGTACGCAGACCTGTACAAGCAGTTCGACGTAACTAAGAAGACTATCTACTTCGACTTGGACAACCCGAACTCTGATATCGATGCTCATATCGAAGACCTGCGTATGCACATGGAAGACGAAGCTAAGACAGGTACTGTAATCAACGGTGAAGAAATTCACATCGTTGTTGACAGAACTTTCTTCAGCAAGCTTATCAAGCATCCTAAGATTCGTGACGCATACCTTGCACAGCAGACTCCGCTTGCTTGGCAACAGATTACTGGTTCTCTGAGAACTGGTGGAACTGACGGTGTTCAGGCTCACATGAACCGTTTCTACTACGGTGGTGTTGTATTCGTACAGTACAACGGTAAGTTCAAAGATAAGCGTGGTAAGACTCATACTCTGGTTAGCATCGATGGTGTTGATGCTTCAACTGTAGGTGTAGGTCACGCATTCCCTAACGTAGCAATGTTGGGTGAAGCTAACAACATCTTCGAAGTTGCTTATGCTCCATGTCCTAAGATGGGTTATGCAAACACTCTGGGTCAGGAACTGTATGTGTTCGAATATGAGAAAGACCGTGACGAAGGTATTGACTTCGAAGCTCACTCTTACATGCTGCCATACTGCACACGTCCTCAACTGCTTGTTGACGTTCGTTCAGACGCTGAGTAATAACTTGAAAGGAGGGTTATAAATGTGTTATACAGGCGACCCCGCTAATAACCCTCTTGATAGAGTTCGAATCCTCTGCACCGATACTGACAACAATGAAATCCTCATTGACCAATCGGTGCTAGAGTGGTTCTACCAAGAATCTGGAAAGGATGAAAAGAAAGCAGCCATCAAAGCTCTTAAATATTTACTCTTTCAAGTAGCCAAGATGGGAGATGAGAAGGTTGGTGGTGTTTACTTACGTAACTCTTCCAGATTCAAATCTCTTAAAGCTGTATATGACGACCTAGTTAAAAGCTCTGTTAGTGGCCTCCCTTATGCGGGTGGTATTAACCAGTGTGATATTGATATGCGTCGTCGTAATCCTTGCTCTGTCAAGAAATATACTGAATATGGCGATGCTGTTAGATACAACGGTAGAGATTACTGTGAACGTGTCAATGGTGTGTTTATTATCGAGCGAGATGAATAATGGTTAAAAGGGTTATTCACCCCGCTAGAGCTAAATTAGTCGGGGCTATGAAGAACTTGCAGACGGCTAATGCTCAAGTTGGGTATTTTCAAGAACAAGGTCAACATAGCTCTGGTTTTTCTTATCCTGCTTTAATGTACTTACACGAAGTTATTGGTGTTCCAGCAGCTTCAGGTAAAGTATATCGTAGGCTGTTTGAAATTACTATGATGTTATCTCGACAGACCTTGTTAGGGCAGACTAAGAAGAATCTCTATAAGCAACTAAATAGTCTTAATACAGACCCCTCAGAAACTTTAGAGGCATTTGCAAAGAATGCTCAAAAGGCAATTAAGAGAGGCTTTGGTAATACTGCTATCCTCCCTCCTAACGCTCCTTCTACAATTAAACAAAAAGGTTTCAACGCACCTCTTGTAGAAACTGGGGATTTACGAGATAACCTTGCTTATAAAATTTCTACTAAGAAAGGTATTAAAAAATGAGACTCTTAAACAGACACAGCTTTGTAGTGAAACGCAAAGTATCTGAAGATGGTTATTACAATAACGATGGTGATTGGGTAGCTTCTGAAGATATTGTTGACATTCCCTGCAAAGGTAATATTCAACCTTATATTAAGGGTTCTGTAAAGAATGGTACACAGATTGTTTTACCTGAAGGTATCAGACTAACAGATACAAGAATCCTTTTCACTGTAGCTGAGTTAAGAACGTCAGATGACGTTGATTGGACTGAGGCTGATATTGTTATGATTAAAGGACACGAATACGAAGTCTTTATGACAATGGATTGGTCAGAACAGTTAGCTCACACATCCCATTATGAATATATCATCATTAGAAGGGATAAGATGAATGCAGTTAGAAACAGCAGAACTTGAGAAAGGGATTGTCAGAACTTTGGTTGATGTTATTGGTCACCGTCTAGCACGAGATAAGAATAACAGACCAAACGTTATTAGGGCTTACCCTTCTGATAATTCTAATGACAAAGGTTTGAAACCAGACCAACCGTTTATTACAGTTTACTGTCAAGATGCTGTCACACCTTATGGTTGGGTTCTTGATAAATTCGTGGAAGATGATGTAGTTTGTTACCGAATTGCTTTTCAGATTCCAGTATTAATTACTGTAAATGGTAAAGGTGCTCACAGCATTATGCTTGAGCTAAAACAAAGGTTAGAGATGAGTACCACAAGAGATTTATTAGCTGAAATGACAGGTGCTACGGTGCTTGATACAGGGGCTATTCCAAATGACTATACTTATCTCAACACAGATTTTGAAAATTCTGCACCTCTTGTTGTTACCCTTGTGAAAAATTCAGTATTAAAAGATGAACGTGGAAGTATTATTGAACGTATCATTGCTGATGGTGAATTGGTTTATGAGGAAGGACAGGAGCCACCAGAATATACTATCCATCTAGATGTAGACTCCAAAGGGGTAAAATAAATGTGGAATCCAATTGTTAATGTAGATATTACATTGAACACAGCAGGAACTACAAGAGAAGGTTTTGGTTTACCATTATTCCTTGCTTCAACTGATAACTTTGAAGAAAGAGTTCGTGGTTATACTTCTTTAACTGAAGTAGCCGAAGACTTTGATGAAAATTCCGCTGCGTATAAAGCTGCAAAACAGCTATGGAGTCAGACTCCAAAGGTAACTCAGTTGTATATTGGTAGACGTGCTATGCAGTATACTGTATCTATTCCAGACGAAGTTACTGAAAGTACAGATTACTCTCTGACAGTTGCTGTAGGTGGCGGTGTTTCTCAACCGTTCCAGTACACTGCTCAGTCTGATGACACTGCTGAAGTTGTACTGACTCAGTTTAAGACACAGATTGAAGCAAACCCTGCTTTGAAGGATAATGTAACAGTTAGCGTTTCCGGTTCTGCTGGTTCTGCTACGATGATTATCACAAAAGCTGGAGAGAATGATTTCGTAAAAGTTACAACAACTGCACAGACTCTTTCAATCTCTGCAACAACTGCTGATAGTGCTTCTGTAGCTCTGGCTGCAATTGAAACGTACTCAACTGATTGGTACTTTATTGCAACTGAAGACAGAACTTCACAGTTCGTTACTGCAATGGCTTCTGAGATTCAGGCTCGCAGAAAGATTTTCTTCACAGCAAGCAATGACGTGAAAGCTCTGCAAGGAACTGAACTGGCTTCTGCTACTGACGTACCAGCACAGCTTGCTAAGAGTAAGTACACTCGTACAGTATGTCTATGGCATCACACAGCAAGCTTTGACTACCCAGAAATGGCTTACATTGCTTATGGTGCTCCATACGATGCAGGTTCTATTGCTTGGGGTAATGCTCAGTTAACTGGTGTAGCAGCATCTATGCAGCCAGCTAACAAGAGACCTCTGACAAGCATTCAGAAGTCAGCACTTGATGCACGTAGCTGTAACTTCATTGACCTCGACGGTGGGGTTCCTGTAGTGCGTAGAGGTATCACTTCTGGTGGTGAATGGATTGATATCATCCGTGGTGTCGATTGGCTTGAATCAGACTTGAAAACTTCTCTAAGAGACTTGCTAATTAATCAGAAGGGTGGTAAGATTACTTATGATGATACAGGTATTACTCGTGTTCGTCAGGTCATTGAAACATCTCTTCAGAGAGCAGTTAACAGAAACTTTTTGTCTACTTATACCGTTACTGTTCCTAAAGCCTCACAAGTATCACTTGCAGATAAGAAAGCTCGTATCCTGAAAGACATTACCTTCCACGGTATCTTAGCAGGGGCAATCTTGGATGTGGACTTGAAAGGCACAGTGGCTTACGAATAATAGGAGTAAATAGGAATGGCTATGTATCAGCAATATTCCCCTAAAGATGTAGTTTGTAGCTGGAATGGCATTGCCATTGAAGGTTTTGCACCAGACTCATTCTTACGTCTTCAGAGAACTTCTCCACTTGTTACGCCAGTTGTAGGTGCAGGTGGTCAAGTAGCTCTGACAAGAAACGCAGATAAAACAGGTACGATTGAGATTGAGCTAATGCAGACTTCTCTATCTAACCAGATGCTTTCTGCAATTCAAGCTAAACAAGATGACATGGAACTTGAAGAAGACATTTCATCTAACTTCGTAATTTATGACCCATCCGGTTCAGTACTGGCTACAGGTATCAATGCTTGGTTGCAAGAGCTTCCACAGATTGAACTTGGACGTGACCAGAACTCTAAAACTTGGATTTTTGGTTGTGAGAAGTTAGACTACACTTCAACAATCCCTGCGTCAAGCGTTTAACAAATCCTAATAAGGGGGAGACTGTAAAAGGTCTTCCCCTTTTGTGTTTTTATACCAGAACTTTTAAGGAATCACAATGAAAACTGAAACTAAAATGATTAATGGCAAGAAGGTTACTATTATTCTTCTTGGAGCTAGAGATGGTATCCGTATCTCTATGAAGCTTGGTAAAGCAGTTGTACCAGCATTTGCACAGATGTTCTCTGGACTAACCTCAAAAGATGGAGAGGTTAAAGTTCCATTCAAAGAGCTTGTAGAAGCTTGCTTTGAAAAGGTTGACGAACTGGATATTGATGCAATGGCAGAGACACTATTTCATGGGGCAACGGTTAATGACTTCCCACTGAAAATTGATAGTTACTTCCAAGCAAACTATGGTGAATTTATTGACTTCTTAGCATTTGCTTTGGAGGCAAACTTCGGAAGTTTTTTCGAGGCAAGCATTTTCAAAAGCCTAACTTCTCAGCAGGAAGGTTAAGTTATTCTATGCAGACCCCGCTGACTGACGGGGCTGTAGAGGCAACTTATCAAGAAGCAGATGAGATGAAATTTGTGCTTGCTATTTACGGTATGGACGGGTGTAAAGAAACACTCGACCAACTTTTTAATATGACATTCGTTGACTTATTATCTCTGCGTCAGTATCTGGAAATCCAGAAGTCATATAAAGAGGAAATGGCTTACAACGAACTTAGAAAAGCAGGTAAAATTTAATGGCACAATATACAGTTGACAGTTTTATTGTTGAACTTGGATTTAGTGAAAAGGTTGTTAAGGGTTTGCAGAGAGTTGAGAAAATGGCTATGCAGTCTGCTCAACGTATCGAACGTAATATTAATAAAGCCTTTGACGTGAAACCTAATAAGAGTTCCCAAGACGCTCTAAACAGACTTGTAAAGAATGCTCAGACTGCTTCAGGCAGAATCAATAAATCCCTTAATAACGCTATGAATTTAGATTCACAGGGTGTAAAGTCTCTTCGTAAATTAGAGACACAAGGTAAGAAAACAGCCAAAGAAATTAACAAGGCTCTTAGACAAGCTATGAATGTTGATGGTAAAGTTAATATTCGTGGTGGAGTTGGTAGAGGTCGTGGTAATAATATTCCTCCGGTTGGAGGTGGTTCACCTAGAGTCAGACCTGATATTGCTCAGAGACAAATGGAGAGAATGTTTAATAATAACTTCTATTCTGGTTTGACTCGTCGCCTTGAAACAATTGGTGGTCAGGGTAACCAAATGGCTACTTCCTTCAGAGGAAGCTTACAAGGAATCTATAATAAGTACAAAGGTAGTGGTAAAGTTGGTGAGTATGAGATGGAAGTTAAAAAACTCATTGACACTACCAAGCGTTGGGTTATTGCAGAAAATGCTAGACTTAAGGCAGTCAGAGAATCAGCTTGGTTGCAAGACAGAGCTAACTCTTCACTAAGACAGCTTGTAGGTGGTTTTGTTTCAGCTTATGCTATGTTAGAATTAGCTCAGAAGACCATTGATGCGGGTGTTAAAAGACAGTCTGCACAGTTAGCTTCAACAGCTATCTTTGGAGGTGATACACAGCAAGCTAGAATGTTCGCTGCTACGTTCTCTCACCAGATTGGACAGAACTACACAGACACTTTGAAGCAGTACTCAAACTTTGCTGCTGGTGCTCAACCAGAACTTGGTTTCCAAGGTACTCAAGAGTTCTATAAGAACGCTGCAATGTTCTCACGTATTCGTGGGGCAACTGATGAAGACTTGAAAGGTATCATGATTGCTTTCCAGCAGATGGCATCTAAAGGTAAGATTCAGGCTGAAGAACTTCGTGGTCAGTTAGGTGACCGTTTAGCAGGTGCTGTTCAGCTATTTGCTGATGCTATTGGCAAGACTCCACAAGAACTTGATAAGATGATGAAGGATGGTAAACTTCTTGCAAAAGACGTTCTACCAAAAGTCTCAGAAAGGATGAGAGAACTTGTTGAAGCAGCAGGTGGTATGAATGCAGTTTCCAAGCAGACAGCTACCTCTATGGGTCAAGCCAAAGCTATGTGGGACAACACTCTTGTAGCCCTGTTCAACAACTCTAGTGAAGGTATTTCACAACTCTCTAACTCGATTGCAATGTTCTTGCAAGGTTCCCTTGGTACATCTGAAGCACTTGGTACAGGTATTGGTTACCTTTTAAAAGGTGCTAGTAACCTTCTGGACTTTGTGACAGACATTATGTATCGCATCTCTTCATTGTACTACACCTCAATGGGGTATTTCAAAGAGTTGGATGCAAGCCAACAGAAACTAATTAAAGATTCTGCTGAGTTAGTTGCAACATTCACAGCTATTGGTGTTGCAATTGCAGCGATTACAAAAGTTGCTAAAATCTTTGGTGGCACTGTAGCATTTGTCAAGAGTATTTTTGAAGAAGGTATCTTGGCTAAGATTGCACAGAAGTTTGGGTTAACTACAGCAGCAGAAACAGCAGCTACTACGGCAGGTGTAACAGCAACAAGAATGGCTCTTGGTGTTGGTGGTTCAGCATTAATGTTAACTGGCTCAGTTGATAAGAACGCTGGAAAGAGATTTAATGAGGTTAATACACCTAACCCTTTCAATGAAGCTGTTTCAGGCATCACTAATCCAAAACGTCCTATGTTCTTTGACCAGAATGGACAACTCCAGTTCGCACAATACACTACAGATACCTCTGGGAATATTCAGAGGGTTGATAATGGTTTGTCGAATTGGGATATTATCATGAACAACCTGTCTGAGTCTCTAAATAACTTTGCAAATAAGTTTAATCAGACACCTATGATGATGACTCCTTCTGGACTCCCATTACAAACTAAGCAGACGCTTAACGTTTCCTTTAATCTGGATGGTAAGCAGATTGCTACTAAGATGGTGGATATCACTGACAAGAATCAGGAAGATATTCTTTTAAACTCTAGCTACCCAGAGGATGAATAATGTTATGGGATAACAACATGCAAATCAAGTATTCTGGGAAGGATGGTATTTATTTCCATCTGAGAGATAATGTAGATGCTTTCCTTACATTATCTGCAACAGAAAACATGGAGTATGACTCACCTATGTTGGTGACTACTCAAACTGTTCAAAGTGGTCAGACGGTTACAGATAACGTTCAGCGTTCTCCTAAAACTATCTCCATTAGCGGTGTTGTTGTAGTGGGCTACGAAGGTAGCCTTCTATTAACACGTCAAGGTCAACTTGTAGAAAACTTTATTAGCACAGTTGAAACATGGAGAGACCAGAAGCAGATTATTTCAATTGTCTGCAAAGATGGTATTAAGATTGACGACTCAATTATTACACAGTTCAAAGCTACGAAGGAACATACAATTTCTAATGGTCTTCGTATTCAGATGACCTTCCAAGAAATTAACTTCAAAGCTGTAGTTGGGACAACTGATGTTTCTGCTGCAACTGGTAAAACAGCAACTACAAAAGATGATGGTGTAACCTCTAAGAAAAATACAGGTAACACTACAACGTCTATTGGCAGTGGTAAACTTAATTGCCAACTATTATATGATTTGGATGCAAATGGTGTAAGAGAATTGTCTGCATCCGAGTCAAAAGCTCTTGGTATGTGTGGACGTTCAGCAAATACCAGAAAAGGTGTTACATCATTTAGTGATGAAGCAAACGCTGCTGCTGCAAGTGCAATTAGACAATCCTCAATTACTGCTGGTGAAGGTAATGCTTTGAAGACTTATTCTGTAAACCCTAACAAGAAAGGAGCTTACTAATGTCTCAATATATTCCTGTACCAGATACTGCTTGGTCAACTCAAACGGTAACTTTAGATGGTGCTGTATTCATTATTGAATTAAAGTATAAAGGTAGGCTTGACAGATGGTTCTTGACGCTATCTGATGTTGATGGTAATGTATTATTATCTGAAAAGAAATGCCTTGCAGACCAATCCATCACAGGCCGCTATGTAATTCCTTCCTTAGCTGGTGAAATCTTCGTTGAAAGAATTTATGGAACAGATTTACAGCCTACCAGAAATAATTTTGGTAGAGGTAAGGCATTTGAACTTAACTATTACACATCTGAAGATATGAGATTGATGGAGAATTTATAATGTCTGTTCACGATAACACTGCTGGAGCATCTTTCAGGTGTTATCAATTGGCTGTAGGGAGTGAAACTACAGCCTTTAATGATAAGCCTACAAGTCATGCTAAAGACTCTCAAGAGATGTTATACTTTGATAATCTGCAATTTACTTGCAATGTCTCTTACACATCTCAAAAGAATAAAGTAACAACAGATGACACCACATTTGAAATTTATAACCTGAACAAAGAGATGAGAGCAAAATTTAAAACAGTTGGTGCAACAGTCATGTTAAGGGCTGGATACACAACTGGATTTAAAAGAGATGCTAACGGTGATTTAATCATTGAATATGACAACCTCCCGCTCATCTATTTAGGTACAATCGAGTATGCTTATACATATAAGCGTGGTGTTGATATGATTACAAAAGTAATCTGCTCTAATGACAAAATGGAAAGAACGACTATCAAGAGTTCTATTTCATATAAAGCTGGAACAACCAGACAAAGTGTTATTAAAGACTTGGTATCAAGACTAGGTTTCACACTTATTGATGAAGACCTTTCTAATATCCAAGGATACACTTATAAGAATGGTTTTAGTGTCTGGGGAAGTACAGCAGAAGCTTTAACAAAGGTCTGTGAAGAAAGTAGCTTACGTTGGTACACCTTCAATAAGCAAATTCGTATCGTACCTTTCAATGCAAAAGCTAAACAGTTATCTTGGGAGATTTTCCCATACAACGTTATTGACTCTCTGCAAGGTTATTACAGAAGAACTAGGAAGGTTCTGAAGAAACAAAATAAGACAGAGATTAAAGTCAAAACTGGTGTCCGTTGCAAGATTCACTTAGATGGTAGAATTAAGATGGGTGATAACGTCACTATTCGTGAGAGTGAAGACTTTGAAGGTCAATATAGAGTTAAGGGTTTATCCCACAGCTTAGACTTCACAGGTGGCTCTTGGACAACTGAATTAGACTTGGAGAAGGTAGAATGAAATCCCCTGTAACAAGAATGTCAGGGTACGTTACAGAGTGTCTGGATGAATTTCGTAAGGAACTTTATACTGGTCTTCCAGCTATTATTGTTGCTTACAATGCTAAGACACAATCTGCCACGGTAAGACCTCTATATTCACTTGATGGTTTACCTATGCCAGAAATTACAGGTGTTCCAGTTCAATTCCCTAGTGGTGGTGGAGCATCTTTAACGTTCCCTGTAAAACCAAATGACAGATGCTGGTTAGCATTCTCTATGCTTCCACTTGATGACTTCGTAGTTAATGATAAAAACGTACAGATGGAAACAAACCTGAGAAGGACACATGATATGTCTGACTGTGTGGCCTTTGTAGGCATCTGTACAAGAACTCAAAACTTCAATCCAGACCCAACAGCAGTAAGATTACACTATGGTGATTCTGTATTAAGGATTACTGACGATGGTAATTTCTGGTTTACTGGTGATGTGCATATTTCTAAAAACTTATATGTTGAAGAAGATGTAATTGCTAAAGGTGAAGTTCACGGTTCAGATTTTGTCAGTGATACTACTGGAGTTAGTTTCAACGAACACAATCACCATTACTACTGGACTGACGGTGGCGGTGAAGCTGATACAACAGAGGCACAATAATGAAGACAGATTTTGCAATTAACCTTGGTGGAGACTACGTAGCTAAATTAGGAAATGATTCTGTATACGTAGCCCACGGAGATTTAAAAATTGTGGGTAATCAGATTAGAATTATCCCAGAAGATGATAAAGCTACTCAGGTAGCACAGAGATTACATATTAGGTGTCTTCTAAGGGCTGGAGAAGTATTCTTTAATACATCTGCTGGATTCCCTTATTTACAGCTTGCTAAATTCAAGCAGAAGACTTCTATTTTTGATAACTATATGAAAGGTTACCTTGTTGATACAAGAGATGTAACGAATATCTACAACTACTCTTCAACAATGGATAACGCAATGAGAAAAGTGTCAGTAAGATTTAATGCAACGACAACTGCTGACGATGTTGAAATTAATGCAGAGGTAAATATTTAATGGCTGGATTAACACTTACAGGCTTGCAGACAAAAAGATATCAAGAGATTTTAGATGATATTAAAGCGAGCCTTTACAGAGATATCTCACCAAACCTTGATGTTTCTGAAGACAGTGAACTTGGCCTCTTCTTAGCTTCAATTTGTAGAGGTCTTGCAGATGTTCATGAAATCTTGTCAGAAGTCTATGACGGTGGTACTATTGACAAAGCTGAAGGTTTTAGCTTAGATGATGTAACAGCTTTGAACGCTGTATACAGATATGTAGCACAAGCTACAAGAGGACAAGCTGAGTTCACAGGTAATTCTGGTGCTCAGATTCCAGCAACAACAAGGTTGAGAAGTACAGCAGGGAATGTTTTTTATCCTGTAAACACATTTACACTGACACCTTCTTACTGTGTTGAAGCAAATTTGGAAGTTAACTCTTTACGTACTGATGCAAACTATGTTATTATCATTGATAACGTTGAGTACTCTTACCATCCTACAAGCTCAGATACCATTACGACTCTGTTACAACACTTGGCAGACTCTATCAATGGTGGTATTGCAGCAAAAGCTGAAGTCATCAATGACGGTTCTCTTCTGAGAATCTATAAAGATACTGGAGATATCATTGCAAGAACAAACCCTATGGTTGTAACTGCAACGACCTTCCTAACATTTACAAAGATTGTATCAATTAGTGACGTTGTAGCTGAAGAAACTGGAGCTATCCAGACCTTAGCAGGGACACTTATTGAGATTGAAACGACTGTAGATGGTCTTGATGGGGTATTTAACAGATACGATTTAGTAACTGGTCGTAACGAAGAAACTGATACAGAACTTAGACAGCGTTATCTAGAATCCTTAGCCGTTACTGGTGTAGGTACTTTAGATGCTATTGTAGCTGCTGTCAAGAGGGTTCAAGGTGTATCTGATGCTTCTGGTGTAGAGAACGACACAGAGACTACAAATTATGATGGGCTTCCTCCAAAGTCTTTCAAGATTGTCGTTGTAGGTGGTCAGAATGATAACATCGCACAAGCAATCTGGGACACAAAACCTGCTGGTATTCGTGCATTTGGTACTATCTTTGGTACTGCATATGATTTAGGTTCATTACCTCACAACGTTTATTTCAGCAGACCAATGCCTAAGTATGTATTTGTCAAAGTGACTTACTCACTGTACGATGAAGAAAGCTTAAACATCCCTGAGCAGGATATTCATGACAGAATCGTTCAAGGTATCAATGCTTATGGTAGAACTCTGAAGGTTGGTAATGATGTTATCCCTAACAGAATCTATGGACACATCTATGACGTTATCCAAGGTATTGAGATTAACGAAATCAAAGTAGCTTTGTCAAATAACCAAGCAGTTCCACCTTCTGACGACCAGTACACAACTGCAAGAATTACCATTGATGGTGACCAGTATACTGTATGGGAAAGCTCTCAGTACACAATCACCAAGGAGTAACAATGTTTGAAAAGATTGAAAACTTTTATGAGAAAACATTGGATGAAAGAACTGTAACTCAATTCAAAGACAAGTTTATTTACACTAGCCTATTGAAATCTATCACAGATGAGTTACAATTAGTAGAGGATATTAGCAACCAACTCTTTACCGAAAGAAATATTCGAGTAGGTGTTGGTACACAACTTGATAACATTGGGGCTTTGATTAAAGTCCCTCGTCCTATTGGTGCTGATGATGAAGCATATCGAGCTATCCTTTACATCCAGATTTTCTTAAGACGTTCTGATACTACGCCAGCCTTTTTACAAAGAGCTATTATGACTCTTTACAATGCAACGTTTAGTCAAATCTTTGAACATATCACACCTATGACGGGTGGTATTGTTGTTCGTGTAAACACTCGAAACAACGTTGTAGATACAGCATACACGCTTTCAAAGATTGCTGCAACAACTATTGGTTCAGCGGTTATCTTAAGAGATATTACGCTAAATGGTACTGCGTGGACTCCTGTAGAGGTTGCTGACTCAGCCTTAGCAATTACTGATGAGAACAACAACTGGTTTGTTACAGACACTAACAAGGGTCTTATTACGAACAACACAGGTGGTTCTCTGGAGGCTAACAAGCTTGGTAGCTTTGCAGATGCTGGTATTAGGGATGGTTACTTTAGAGTTGACAAAACTGGTGGAAGTACCAGTAAAGATTATATGAAAGTCAGCAAGACAAACAATAGCAGTGACTATTTTATTGCTGGTAAAGAAATGGTAACTGGTGGCGATTATGGTATTATGGCAGAAGTTGCTCAAATCGTCAAAGGTAGAAAAGATAAATCACAACAAGAAGGGAGTTCATAATGTCTCTTGAATGGTCTACAGATACAGTTGATGCTGATGGTAACCAGCTTAAAGTATTACCACCTCCAGAAATTCAAGCCACTGGCCTATTAAGGGGAGAGCCTATGGGTCGCCAGTGGTTTAACTATATTATTAACTATTTGCTTAACAAAGTAAATGGTACAGTTGGTGAAGTTCGTTCGTTCGCTACTGAGCAGCCAGATTTAGTTGCAAATGGTTGGAACTTAATTGATACCGTTACAGGTACTGCACATACGAGCACAACAAACCTTTACACATATGAATATGTAGGGAGCTAATAATGGCAGTTGGTGAAATTCAAATTAGTGCATTGCCTCAAGCCTCTTTACCTATTGACATGAGTGATATCTTTCACCTAAAGCAAGGTATTGAGGATAAGCGTTGCACACTTGAGCAATTACTTGCTCCACACGCATCTTTAAGGAATAACCCACACGGTGTTACAAAGACGCAAATTGAACTTGGTAATGTTATTAATGCTCTCCAATTAGTTGCTGCAAATAACTTGTCAGATGTTGTAAATGTTGCTGAGGCTAGATTAAACCTTGGAATCCTTTCAAGCGATGAAGTTAATACTCTTATTCAGAACCACATCAATGATAAGAACAACCCTCACAATACTAACAAGATTCAGGTAGGTTTGTCAAATATCCAAAACTGGACTTATTCAAACTTGTACACTGAAGACGCTGATAAGTATGCTACAGCAAGGGCTGTAAATGCTCTTTATAGAGCTATCCAGAATAGTTACCCAATTGGTACTATCCATTTGACAGTTAACCCTGCAAACCCTGCTACATATTTACTGTGCGGAGGGACTTGGGAACTTGTCTCTAAAGGTAGAGCATTAGTTGGTTATGATTCTGACACAAGACCAGTTGAAACTAATTTTGGTAGTGCATCTGTAGCACTTTCTCAGAATAACTTACCACCACACACCCACTCTATTTATTTAACTGGTGGAACTCACACGCATGGTAATAGTGCGTCAGCTTCAAGTTTCGACCACGGAAATAAGACAACGAGTGTGTTTGATTATGGTACAAAATCTACAAGTGACTTTGACTATGGAACTAAGTATACCAGTACTTTTGACTATGGTTCAAGGAATACAAACAACTCTGGCAATCACACTCACCAAGCTCTTGTACAGAACGTTGGTGGACGTGGTAACAACAACTTTGCAGCAGGTGGTGATGGTGGTGTAACATCAACTTCACAACCAACTTATGGGGCAGGTGACCACTCTCACGTTGTGACGATTGGAGCACACAACCACTCTTTGTATGTTGGTGCTCACGCTCACTCTGTAGCAATTGGCTCACATAGCCACTCTGTAGCTATTGGTGCTCACTCACACAACATTACGGTTAACATTGCTAATGCTGACCACACTCACTCTGGTACTTCTGGTAGCACTGGTGGTGGACAAGCTTTCAGTGTTGAACAACCATCTTATGTTGTTTATGTGTGGAAGAGAGTTGCTTAAAAATTTATAAAGGGGCTACACAGCCCCTATAAAGAGGATTGATAAATGGCTGAATACAAACTAAGTGAACTAAACACAATTGATACAGTTCGCTCAGACGACCTATTACATTTGAGAGTAATTAAAAGGTCAGATATGCTAGGTGATGAAGACCGTAAAATGACCTATGCAAACTTCTTAGCTTCATTCAGACTTGAAAGATTCTTGCAATTAGCTGGCGGGAATATGACAGGTAATCTGGGTATTGTTAAGTTAACTTACGGTGGAAAAGATTTATTAGACCCAACAGGTTCTTCTGAGATTATTTTAGGGGATGTTGCCAAGACTTTTAAAATTAACGCTAATGGGTTAGCTTTGAAGGTTTCTGATGCAACAAGAACAGCATTTGTTTACCATACTCTAAATAAACCAAGCCCTGCTGATTTGGGTATGAGAACAAATGAGGAAAATGATGCAAGATACTCAAGACTAGCTGCAAATAACATCTTTACCTCCCAACAAGTTATTCAAGCAAATGGTGAAGCTATTAGGTTAAAAAACTCTTCTGAGAACTCACCGTTGTATATCAGAGGCCAGGATAGTACTGGAGCTAATAGGTGGTATGTAGGTAATGATTCAGGAAGTGACGATGTTATTTTCTACAACAACAAGACCGGTTCCCTAGTTAATCTCACTAATGATATTGCTATCAATAAAACACTAAGAATCACTGGTCAAGTTCAACCTTCTGACTTCTCTAACTTAGATGCTAGATACTTCACTCAGAATGCTGCTGACCAAAGATTTGCAAGACTAACTGAAAATAATACCTTCTCAGGTGCAAACAACTTCACAAACTATCAGACAATTATTTCTGATGGGTCTTTGCTTAGATTGAAACCAGCTACAGCAAACGGTGCAGTATTTGTTCAAGCCTACGCAGGTTCTGGTTCAGAGTCTTGGTATCTTGGTCAACCTGATGGGACTAAGCAGGATGTTAACTTGTTTAACCAGATGACAGGTGCAACTATGAGACTCTCTACAGAGTTCTTCTTCAGCAAGCCTCTGAATGTGACTGGTCAGGTTAAACCATCTGACTTTGCTAACTTTGACTCAAGATATATTCCGGCTGCAACATTAAGTAGTCTTGCAAGAAATAACTCTGCAAACACTTTCACAGGTGCTCAAACTATTCTTGCAGATGGAGTTCCACTAGTTCTTCAGAATACCCAGCCAATGAATAGCAACGGGGTTATTGCAAAAGATAGTACTGGTGCTGGTAGATGGTTTATTGGTAATTTCGACAGTTCTGATGTTATTCGCTTTCACAACTATAAGGTGAATACATATCTAGAGTTAAGGGATGTAGCTTATCTCAATAAACCTTTAAGAGTTGAAGGTCAAGTTATCCCTACAGATGTATCTAACTTTGATGCAAGGTACTACACACAAAGTGTTGCTAATACTGTATTCTCAAGAGCTACTGCTATGAATGCAACAACTTATGACAGTGGTTGGGTGAAAATTGCTACTGTAACAATGCCACAAACACCATCAACAGCAACTTTAAGACTCTATGGTGGTACAGGTTTCAACGTTGGTTCATTTAATCAGTGTGGTAAAAATGAACTAGTATTGAGAAGTGGAAATGCAAACCCATCGGGTCTAAATGCTGTTCTTTACAGAAGTACAGATAGTGGTGTTGGTGTTGATGTATGTACTGTTTCAGTTGGTGGAGATAACTATGATGTTTACTTACAAGTTGGGCCATATGCGATGGGTACTCTGGTAGAGTTTCAGGGTGTCAATGGTGCAGTTATTACTGTCCATTCTGCTCCTACTGTGTCATCTACTAAGCCAGCTAATGCGGTTGATGGTTATGTGGTAATTGATTACAACACTTTCCAGAAACCTTCTGCTGGAGATGTTGGAGCTTACACTAAAGCAGAGACTGACCAGAAGATTGCAACAGCTATTTCTAACTCAACAGACCTTAACAAAATCTATCCAGTTGGTATGGTAACGTTCTTTGCATCGAATGTAAACCCTAATACAGCATTTGCAGGAACTACTTGGGCTTACCTATCAAATGGTCAGTTCAGAACTATTAGAATTGCCTCTTCAACTGGTGAGGATGTTGGTTCTGTAGGTGGCTCAGACTCTAAGAGTATTGCTGTAGGTCATCTTCCAAGTCATACACATAGTTTCTCTGCAACAACATCTACACATGACCACGGGACGATTGGGACTTCATTAAATGGTTGGCATGGACACTCTGTGTCTGGTTCAACGGCTGGTGCGGGTGGTCACGCCCATAATGTTGCAGTTCGTTACCTGAACACTTCTCAGCAGTTTGCTTATGTCGGTGCTGCTGGTCAATGGGCTGGTGTTGCAGGTTATCAAGCAACAGAAGCTGTAGGTGACCACGCTCACGGATTCTCTGGTAGTGCTGCTGGCGATGGTAACCATACACACACTGTGACAATTGGTGCTCATGCCCACACATTAAGTGGTACAACTGGTGGTACAGGTTCTGGTGCAGCATTTGATGTTACTAACGCCTTTATTAAATTAATGGCTTGGGTAAAAACTGCTTAATTACCTTGTTGACTAACTGACAAGATGGTGTTAATATTTCTTAATAGGTATTCTCACCATCTTGGCTCAAGAAGTAAGGTGATTAAATGCCGACCATTCTAGCAATCCTCATGAAAAACCTTGGGGCATTCTTCTGGAAGCTTCTTTTTTCTCTTCTCAGTGAATACATGATTGAAAAAGTGTTCTTCAGACTTGCAAGATACCTTGCGAGTAAGACAGATACACCTATTGATGATGAATTTGTTGATACCTTGGAAAAGGCTTTTAAAGGTGAGAAATAATGAAGTGGTTAGAAGATGCTTTCAAGAACAATATTGGTGCAATCGTTGTAGGTATTTTCAGTGTAATTGGTATGTACACTACGATGCAGGTCTCTGACGGAAAGCAAGAAGTTTCTATCAACACAAAGTTACAACAGTTGGATAGTTACTCAAAAGGTAACTATTCAGCTATTCGTGATTTACAGTCTGATATGAGACTCCTTCAGTTAGGTATGGAGAACCAGAAAGTACAGCTAGAGAATGTCAAGGGAGAAAACGCTAAGTTGACTAAGACCCTTGATAAGTTCTCTGATAGTGTTAACAACTTAGCACAATCTGTATCAGCTTTGCAAGCAATTACAGAACAAAATACTCAAGGCACTAAAAAGAAATAATAACAAGGCTCCTTTTACGGGAGCCTTTTTTTTTTTGTTTCTACTTACCTACTGATAATGGTGCTTCAATTTTACCAGCATGTTTATAATCTTTCAAACCACCTATAAAGTCGTTTGCTGTCATATGTTTCAAATCCTCAAGAGATTTCAAGTCTTGATGAATTTCAAACTTAGGTGCTGGAAACTCTTCATTACCAAGAAGCTGAAAAACCTGCGACATATGGTTCTGATAGATTTGAGTATCACCATAAGTACCAATTAAGTAACGTGGTGTATAACCTGTCAGTTTACACAATACTTCCAAGATAAATGCGTAGGAAGCAATGTTAAACGGAAGCCCTAAGAACGTATCACAAGAACGCTGATACCATTTCAAGTCTACCTCGTTAGTATTCGAGATATAAATCTGGAAAAGAACATGACAAGGTGCTAATGCCATAGAGTTACTTGAGATATCTGCTGCATTCCATGCGTTAACGAGCATGTAACGGTCTGTAGGAGACTTTTTCATCTTCTCTACAAGATTACTCAACTGGTCTACAACAACCCCACCATGACCTTCATAGGCTCTCCATTGGACTCCATAGATTCTACCACCAGAGTCTTCTAACCAATCACTCTCTGTAGCATACGTTGTCTTCAACCAACGTTCAAAATCATCTGTCCAGATAGTCCAACGTTCTCCGTCATTCTCTCCCCAAGTTCTGTAACGTAAATCACTAAGTTTATTTTCACCGTTCATAAACCATAATGCTTCACCAAGAACTTGACGCATGAATGTTTGTTTTGAAGTGATTAATGGAAAACCACTACGCATATCAAAACGAAACTCAGGTGGAGCAAAGGTAGAGATTACTGAGCCAGTTCTCGTTTTACGTAGCTCACCAACTGCTAAAACATGGTTTAAAATAGCTTTGTAGCTTACATCTGCTTGTGACATATCAGAAACGACCTCTTACTTGTGGAACATAGGTATCAAACACTACAGATTTATCTTCTGAAGGTTTGGATTGTACTTTAGCAAATAACTCAGTGTCATACAAGTACTGAAAGAAACCCTCATAAGGTAGCTTGACAGTAGCCTCTTCAGTAACTTCCTGAATGACGCTGTGAAAAACTACGTCAGCATACGGCAAAGCTGATACTAAGATATTTGCTCCACCAATTACTAAAACATCTTCAACGATAGAGTTATCAATATACTTCAGGAAAGCCCCGAAAGATTCAGGTTTAACTCTGGCTTTGCAATGAGAATCATCTTTAAAATCTAGACCGAAGAAATCAAGAGAGTTTGTTAAGACAAGATTCTCACGATTTGGCAAAGGTTTACTTCCAAGAGTCTTCCAAGTTTCGCTACCCATCAAGACTAACTGGTTAACAGTTTGCTTTTTAAACTCTGCCATATCTTGTTTGTTACGAGGCCAAGGCATACCCGTAGCTGTCCCAAACTCCCCATTAATACCACTTGCAAAAATTAACTTAATCATTTTGTAAATCCTTTGATGATAAACCAGTTCATAACACTCTTCACAACCTTGTTTGGATGGTAAATTAGATGAGGTTGAGGCTCATAGTCACCATACGCCCAAAAAGATAAAATCTTTCCACATCCACAGCAACGGGTATATTCTTCAGCAATGTTTCCAGAGACAATCTCTGAAACTTCACCTTGGAAGTTCTCACCTCCACAATGGTGACATTTAACTGGCTCACCATCATTCATGTAACACTGTGATACTCCGCTTAAGATTTTCATTTTTTGTTTACCTTAAAAGTTCGTTCAAATTTTAGTATGAAATCAAGGTCATCAACTTCACTTGACAGAAAATCTTCAAAGTGTTTTGGAACAAAGTCTAAGAAACTCATAGAACCAAAATCACCTGTCAACTTAATAGTACCTTGTTCGTACTCAGCAGTTACTACATGACCACCTTCAGTTTGCTTAACAATTTCTACAATATCAGCTATGAAGATGTTTAGCAAGGCTTTAAAGCTTCTTGGGTACTGTGTACCTGAATACAGTTCAATACTTGGCTCCGTATTAACTTCAATAGAGTGACTATCACGTAATTCTGGAGTGAACAGATGAGCAGGGAGAACACACAGAGAGTCAGCAGTGTCTTCATCGATGAACTCAATAGTTCCTGCATCATAGTTTGTATCAATCAAGAATGTCTTCTCAGTATGATTTGTAGCTTTCATATGCTCAGACAACATTTATTTCAAGAACTCTGCTTCAGGCTGGCAAAGGGTAATTCCAATTTTCATGTTAAACCTCTACAAAAGTATCCTTGTCATTATCGTACTTGAAGAATTTTATACACTTTTGTGTATTCCAGTCAACCTTTTCATCATAAGCAAGACCTTTTGCTACACGCTTTCCAATAGTCTGTATGATGATTTCACGGAGTTTCATATACTCCTTCCAAGCTCTGGAGCCAATAGTTATATTAAATTTATTATAGCTCTCAACAGCTTGCTCATTCCAACGAATCTCATTTGGGCTTACAGGTTTGTAAAGACGTGGAAGCATCTCATAGCCCATATGACCTTCTTCTTTGGCTAGTTCGAGTTGGTGAAGATACTCATTCAAATGCCCATCTTCCTCAAGCCACCTGTGAAGTGTCTGCAAGCCTAAAATGTTGTTATTGAAGTGTGATGCACGTTTCACAGAACCTAAATCACAACGGTAATCTGACTTTGGTAGTGAAAGTATGCTACCCTGTAATACACTGTAACCAAAGTATAAATCAAGTTTTAAGGGAAGAGACATTTGATATCCTCATTTTTAAATACAAAAGTGGTGTAGTTGTGACCTTCAACATCTAACCAGACAGCCTTGATATCAACACCATCTAGGTTATCTGACAACTCTTTGATGAAGTGGTCTCGTACCTTCTTAGCACTGGTAGTCTCCAGCTTAATGTTAGAGATTGCAGAGCCAATTGCCATATAACCTCTTACACGGTTTGCTTCAGTATGCTTCATACCACCAGTTGTGTAAACCTCTTTCAAGGTCTCCAGAATTGCATTACCATAAAGCTTCTCTGCCGGAGTTGGTTTACCATAGAAGCCAATTGCAAAGTTATCGTTAAAGATTGCATTTTCACGTTTCATATTAATCTGCCAGCCTTAAGTTAAAGTTTACACCAAGTTTTGCACAAGCATTAAGCATGTACTCTAAAGAAATCTTTTGAGGGTCGTTAATGATATTTGAAACACGACTCTGTGAGATTTCACAAATAATTGCTGCCTGAGCCTGAGAAAGTTTCTGATTCTCAACCTCTTTAGAGAATCGGAAGGCTACAAAGTCCTTCATCTCTTCAATATCCATTGGATAGATATAACTCTCCATTTCAGCCTCACTATCAGCCTCCCAAGAATCTTGAGGTGCATAAGGGTCAAAGACTTCATTCATCTTTCTTTCTCCGCTTTCGAGAAGTGTCTATTAACGAATCAAGATTAGTTGCTCTGACGTTTTCACGAGTCCCGTTGATGTAGTTATCTAAAGACTCTACAACGGTTGAAAAATCATTAGCCCAAACTCTGTAAATAACTACTCCGTCATCATCGACCACTTCACCATAGTCTGTTCTACAGATGTTCTTCTTCATGATTATAAACCTATGCAGTTACGATTTTCAATAAAATATTGGACACCTTTGAAAGACTCACGCATAAAATTATCTTTCACATCTTCTACAGCTTCGATACCTTTGCTGTCAAGAACATCAACATTCTGGGTGACCATCTCATCTGCTAATCTGTCATAGTAATCACCCATAAAATGGTAATTGTAGTCAACCATCTTATCAGTCATTTCTTGAACAGTTGGAGCAGATAATGGTTTCGTCAACTCTCCAGCATTTGAAGCAATTTTCTGTACAATCTTACAAGATTCTAAAGCAACACCGTTAAAGTTTGCTTCAGGCATCTTCATAGCCACTGCACTAAAACTCATACCAAGAGCAATGATGCCCACAAGTAACTTTTTCATAACTACCTCCTATATAAAATTTTGTATATATTTGAGTATAAAAATAAGCTATAACACCTGACTTGTCAACAGATTTTATAGCTTATTTGGCAGATTTTTTATAAGGCTACTGCCATCCTTCCATACCCTACCGAACCCGACCCTACCTCACCCGACCCAACCGAATCGTACCGAGCACAGCCTCATTAAAAGACCCTGTTTAAAGACCTTTTAAAAAGATAAGTCTCATTTTAATGTAGCTGAGACTAACTACCCATACCTTACCGGACCACACCTTACACCACCGAACCAAACCATACACCACTGAACCGTACCATACCAAACAACACTTAAAAACCCTATGAGATACTCTTTCGAATATAATTTAAAGACTCTTAAGTGGTGCAATCGGATTTTAATGTAGCTCCGATTAACTACCCATACACTACCTCGCCCGACCTAACCGAACTAGACCAGACCTAACCAGACCGAACACTACCTCATTAAAAGACCCTGTTTAAAGACCTTTTAAAAAGGAGCCTCCGAAGAGGCTACCTAGTCAACTTAGAAAGGTTTTCTACGTTGCTTATTAATGTTAGCTTTCATAGCAGCTAAGTGGTTTTGCTGTTCAATCAGTCGTGAACGTTCTTGATGGCTAAGTGCCATAGTGTTCACATTCTCAATCGCTTGAGTGGCTTGCTTTAAAGCACGACCAATCTTACCAGACATTTTACGTTTTGCAATAGTTGCTTGATGCTTAGGTTCAACCACACGATAACCAACACCCATTGAAGCAACCAGATAAATCTTCTCTTCTTTAAGAAGCTTCTCAATAAACTTCTCAAGTCGGTTTAGACGTGTAAGCGCATAAGCCTTCATTTCATCTTCGTACTTAACAATGTCACCTTGATAAGTTGGCTTCACAATGCCTAAGAAGGTATCCATCTCAGAGTGTGATACTGTATCACCGTAACTAAATTTTGCTGCTAATGCTTTTGTATTCATAATTAAACATTACCTTCTGAAATAACTTCTACAGAGAAACGACCAAAGCGTGGACGCCAATCACCTACACCACAAAGGTTACCAGCATTTTCAAGAACCATCAAGAGTTCCTCTTTGGTAATTTGTTCTTCATCGAACATCAAACCAAATTCTACAGACCAGTCACGGAAGATTGGACGGTAGCTCATGACTCGTGCTGTGCCAATCTTAACAGACTTCGCATAGATAAAGTCTTGGTTCTTAGCTAGTTCTTGTGGGTTTGCTGGACAGTTCTTAATAGTCATTGGGAAGACTACATCTGTCAGCATAATGGCTCGGTCAATTACCTTACCAAGTTTGTTGAGTTTTGCACCAGATTTGATACAAGCCTCAATCATCTCACCGTTCATAACAAAACCTAGTTGCTCATCATAGTAACAAGAAGTTACCAGTTGGCTTTCTGCTAAGAGAGCATAGTCTTCGTCAGTCTTTTTACGTTTACTTGACAGAGACTTGTGATATTTTGTCAGAGGGTTTAATGGGTCTGACAGAGTATCTGCATGGCTCAGAAAAGGACGAGTACCAGTGATTTTGATATTTAACAGTTTCATAGCATTTAGCTCCACACTTTAGTTAATTGTTAAGTTGTTTGTAAAGAACCCTCAACAGAAGATTCTTTAGAAACTTGGTAGATTTTTAACGTGGCTACTACTATCCACCCATACTTTACCTTACCTAACCTGACATTACCAGACCGTACCTGACCTGACCCCACCTCACATCACCTTATTAAAAGACCCTATTAAAGACCTTTTAAAAAGGTAAGTCTCATTTTAATGTAGCTGAGACTAACTACCCATACCGAACCTCACCTGACCTCACATTACCGTACCATAACCAACCCTGCCATACATCACTTAAAAACCCTCTTAGAAAGACTCTTAAGTGATGTTGGTGAGTACCCGTTGGTTTATGATGCTCAGTATACTCACCAAATTTTCTATGTCAACAACTTTATACTAAAAAATTACTGACTACTGCATTTACTACAAATGACAACAGAGTAAAGGCTAAGGCTGCTTTGTATGTTATACTTAAGAGTTTACTTGTGAAGTAAGCCAATGATAAAACAACAAATATAAACAGAACAGTTGCACTAAACATACTGACCTCTATTCATAGTCTCGAATTACTAGCCCAACAGGGAACTGTAAAGACCCCTTACGAGTCATCTTCTGGAACTGAACAGTTAAAGGTTTCCCGATAAACTCTTCAGGGTGTTCAGCAAGATACTGTTTCTTCTCGTGTGTAGTTTTCCATGAAACATCTACAAAGACATTAGGAAGAGTCTCTACAACGAACTTACCATGACCACGCTTATCAGTTTTGACACCAGTTACTTTAAACTCCTGTGTGTGCATCTTCTTATGCTTAATCAGGAAGTAGGAACGATGACCACACTCATAGAACGAATCTGGTGAAATTGAGCGATACATTGCCCCTTCAAACTTGAGTTTGACCCAATTATCATGAGCATTATCAAACTCTTCCCAAGAGTTAACACGAATTGTCTGAACAGGTACAACCCTGCAAGCATCACCGAGTTCAACGATTGGTGAATTATCAATAACTTCACGACGCTCAGGCCAAGATTTAGTCTTGTCACAGATATCATACCAGTAGAATTTAAGAAGGTGACGGTCTGGATTGTCAGCATTCTTAATCATCGAAACAATATCTTCTAAGTCCCAACCATGAGCATAAATCTCACCATCGAAGTCTTTAACATCTTTGTGAAGCTTCAACATGAGAAGAACATCAGGAATTAACTCTTCAGGTATGCTATATACCGTATTCTCACGAGAATAAGCTGTGAAGCTTACAGTATCAGTACTCCTTGAAATCCTGCAACGAACACCATCAAGTTTTGGTTGAGCGTCAGCAGGGAACTTCAAATATTTCTTATGACTTATCTTGGAAGCATCTTGAGCAAGCTGTACACCAACCTTCTCAACATTCTCTGCTTCAGATTTTGTGTAAGTGTATCCTTTACGGTCAACCTGCTTCTTGTACTTAGCAGCAACTTCAAAGAGAGCTTGCTGTTCAGCATTACGCTCATTCTTCTTACCGATGTTTTTAGGTTCTGCTGTGTACTCTTCAAACATCATCTTGCCATTTTCTTTACCGTAAGTTGTAATGACTTTATCACCTACAGCAACACATGACCAGACGTTGAAAGAACCATCTTTGTTTTGTTTGTACAGAATTGTCATTATTACGTGCCTCACAAGCTAGACAACCTTTTGTGAAAAACGAGTGCCAAGAGCACCCTCCAAAATCTTCAGAGATGATATGTAAGATTCTCATTGCCACTTACCTTTTAAATATACATTTACAACTTGGTGGTCATAACCATCTTTGAATTTGTGTTTGACTTCTTCAACTTTGTAGTTCCAATCATTAATCTCTACAGTTTCACCCTCTCGTGGTATAACAGGATTACGTTGTGCTACAGTCATGTTACTGAAGATGTTTTCATACTTATAGATAAAATTTACAAGAACCTGCATATTAATATCCTCAATCAAAAACAGTAGTATGTGACTGACTATTCTTTCCATACTTGTAAGAAGTAGTAGTCTGAGAATTTGGACAACGAACTACAATAACATCCCTGCTAGTTGTATCACCATTGAGCTTGTAAACCCTACAGTCTTGCATTTCTGGAGGAAGTCTGTAAGAAGCATCCTTATTCTCGTAAGAAGGGTTACATCCTGTTAGAAAAAGCACTCCAAGTGCAATGATTGTTTTCCACATAATACATTTCCTTTTTCACAGTTTTCTTCGTAACCTTCTTGGACGGTCTTGTAAAGTTCCTTGAAAGTCTCTTCTTTTACTGGCTCTACAGATTTCATTTTACACAAATCTAAGTACCATTGATAGTCTAAACCACGACACCATGCTTCAGAAACGAATGATATCTGAGGGTTTTTGTGACGGATTATTGCTAAACCTTCTTCTTCTTTGCTGCTCATTTTTGGTGTCTCCAAAATTCAATGTCAATAAGTTCCTGTGCAATACTCTTCAGGTTCCCTTTCAAGAAAACCTTTTCAGAGTTAGGTAGACTTGCATTATCAATTAGTCTATTCATTCTGTCAAAGAGAGTTTTCTTTCGATTCTTGATAGTCTCTTTTGAAGCCCCTTGCATCATGGCAAGATGAGTCCTTCCACGGTGACTCATAAACGTTCGCCTTTAAGGTAACCTGTCTTATCCTTGATAATCTTACCTCCAGCAATAAAAATATCAACCTTGCGAAGATTCTCATTAGAAATCTTGAGGTGTTTATGGCTACTACAAAGAATGATGAACATGGCTTCAATCTCCCTCTGAGAGTATCCAGCACATTGCAGTTGAACTTCAATTTCTGAAATAGTCATACGAGTCTCCTATACAATATATAGTATAAGGTACTCTTCCATGAGCACCTTGTCAACACTATTAGTGAACTTCTAACCAACTCTTTCCAACTTTCCCTGCACCTGTGACTAGTGTCTCCTTTCTTAGTCCAAGGTTCTTAGATGCTTGACCATAATACCAGTCAGTTACAGCTTTCACATCTGCTGTCATATTCTCTGGACATTCCCAACTTGTTTCATCGTGGTAAGCACAGAGTAAGCGAGCACCAATAGCTGGTTTACGACCATTCAACTTCATCAAACCTTCATCAATCATACGACGACATGCAAGGTTGATTGCTTCGTTCTGAACTTGTGCTTCTGAACCCATCAGTAAATAGTTCAATAGTTTGTGTGGGGACTTACACCACAACCAAGCTCCAGCAACCTTAACAAAACCACCTTTAGCAATTGCAGCAGTTTTACCAAACACCTCTTCAAGTGCTTTCTTAGTTGCTTTGAAATCAGCTTCCAAGTTGTCTAACAGTTTCTTAATCTTCGGCAAACGTACAAAGTAAGTCTGTTTAGTCAATGCACCTTCCTGAGTAGTTGCTGCTTTAATGGTTTTGGCAAACTTCTCATCACCTGCACCAAACAACAGTGCATAGATACCGTTCTTAGCTTTCTTACGTCCTTTACTAATCTCATGAAGAAGATTCTCATCCTGAGTAGCACGACAAGTCAAGATATCCTGCTCATCATTCAGGCTGAAGTAGATACTATTCAGGGTGTGAGCATCAGTCCCTGAGTAAACCACGTACAAATCGTTTTCAGAGTCGTAACGCAGGTACTTGTCAATTTCTGGATTCAAGTACTGGTCAAAGTGTTTGCAGTAATATCTTCCATCTTCTTGACGAACAAACTCAATCTCTTCTTTACCTTCTGTTACCGCTTTGGTGAAGTCTTTATCACCCATGAAGTTACAAAGTAGAACAAGCTGTGCAGAGTTCATATCAACAGATACTACGTTGGTTCCCTCTTCACAAATCCACACTGCCCTCATTGGTTCACCATACACAGCAGCACCGGAAGGTACGTTTACAATACCATATTGTGTCATACGTCCAGTAGAAGTACCAAACACCATTGCACCAGCACTTAAGCGACCATCTGGACGAATCTGGTTTAACCAACCTTTTTCATCATCCTTTGAGTTCTCGATAGTTCTGCGTCGGTGCATCAAAGTATAATACTTCGCAATCTTCTGTCCAAGTTCACCTTCAATGGTGTCATAAGAAGATTCTGTTAGTTTTGGTGAAGTTCTAATCAAGCAAGGCTCAAGAACATCTGTATATTTTTTAACAGACCAGTTGTGCTCGATGTAGTAAACCCCTTCGTGCTCGATATAGTTCAACCCACAACGTTCCACCATCTCATCCCATTTAGGATGTTTACGAATCATCTTCTTGTTATCTTTAAAACGACAAACCTTAACCGGACGACCATCAGAATCTTTTTTGTAGTTCCAATCATCAGGAATCCAACCAACAGACTTCAGATAATCTTTAACCACAGCAACCTGAGTCATTCGTGAAACTTCAAACTCAATTGGTGTAAACGGTGCATCAATCAATCCAGTGTAACGACTTGACTCCAACTCAAAGTGATTTACAACATGCACATTATAGTACTTCACAGTCTTCACAGTCTTAACTGGTTTCCAATCTTTACACTTCTTCCCAATCTTCTCATTCAGTTCATTACAAACTGCACGAGCATCTTTCATTGCTACGAAGCCTTCAGGGTACTCTTCTTTGGTAACCGTATTAGTTGGTGTGTAGCAGTTACGTTTCTCAACGTTAAAAATCTTTGTAGTTGGCTTTCCATATGGCTTGATAGGGTATTGCTTCAACTCACCTTCACGCATCTGTTCACGATACTTTGTCTTAGGATACTTGGTAATCCTTTTTAACCCATCAACGTGACCAAACGTATCCACATACTCATTCCAAGACTTAGCAAACTCTTCACCTGTGACCTTACCTTTTGTCTTGATAGTTGGTGGTAGATGTGGCTCAACTTCAGCAGCTAACTCATTAGTCAACTTGTCAAGTTCTTTAACGTGGAACTGCATAAGTTCTACATCAGCTTTCCAACCGTTAATAGCTTGCTGGCTCATCCAGAAAGATGTTTCTTTAGCTCGCATGTAAGTTTCATAAGTGTCAACACCACACTTCTTAAGTTTGATGTACTCATTATCCAGAGCACGTTTAGTTTTGGCGTTGATTCGAATATCTTCTACAACACGAGTAAGAATCTCTGCATTCCATACACCCCACTCTTCAATCTCTGGTTTACGAACACCTACACGAGCACCCCATGCAGCCAAACCATGAGCACCTTTGTAACCTTTCGGTGTAGGTCTATCCATCCACTGTACACGAGATTGGATAAGTGAATCCTGAAAGAAGTCACCCCAAGGTTTACACTTAGGATTCTCAAAGTTCCATAGGTCAGGTGCAATGTGATTAAACACCCACCAGTCATAACCTAAACCGTTATGGATGCAAAGACGTTTAGCTTTAAGTGCAAACTCAACACCTTCACGCAGACCACCTTTAATGTACTTCGTGTACTTGTGACCAAGAATAGGTTCATCAGTGAACACCCACACAGGAGGTTCATCACTGTCATCTTTGTAATCTGCAAATGCCATTACGTGAGCTTTAGTAAACTCAAGGAGCAACCCATCAGTTTCTGTATCACCAACCAAATGCAATTTTTCAAAATCTACATTGTTCATTTTTACTCCCTCTCAAATCAGTCTGCCTAATACCCTACAGCAAAAATCTTCAAAAAGCAAGTTGACAAATCACTTGACAAGGTGGTAGTCTTTTCGAAGTGGGTTTTATCTTAATAGACTCTCTTTATAGATTAACTATACAGATTCTTTAAAAGACTTAAAAGATTTTTAATAGCTTTTAAAAAGCTTTAAAGTTATATGTATAACATACATAAAGATAAGAGATTAAAATCTTTATAGAAACTTAATAGAGGCAAACATGCAGAGGATGTACATTCACCCAGATATCACAAATTTTGTCCAAGCTCTGGAAAGGATAGAAACACTTTACTTAGAGGCACAGAAGGAGTATGCTTATCAACATCGTCGAATGGTTGATGTTCAGCACGAGATAGAGCTGTCAGAAGGATACGACGACGAGCTAAAGTGTTCAGTTTTTGAACATATGAAAGAGATATCTTCGGAAAGACGTAAAGCGAAAGACACAATCTTTTTGATAGATACTCTAAAAAACAAGTTGCAAAACGGAACAGACTTAGATAGTCTATCCAAACTTCTTCAAGATGCAGAGAGCATATGGGACAGAAATTATTTCCCAAGGTCTGAAAAAGGACTTGACTTCTCTTCACAAGAAGGTTTAAGATTGTCCCGACTTACTATTAACAAAATGAGAGAGATTAAAGATGAAAACTGTAAATGAGATTCTGGAAGAAAAAGGTATTAATGAAGCATTCATGCTGAACACTGTTGAGACTCTTGCTATCATCATGCGTAGCAACTCTTTGTCAGGTAAATTTATTCCTGAATCACTGCGTCTTGTAAAAGATTCTGTAGAGAACGATGCAGACTTCCGTAAAGAAGTTGAGTATCTTCTGAGTAACCAGACAGTTGCTTTGAAAACCATTGCAATTGGTGTTGATGCCTTTGCTGCATACGTATTTGCAGAGATGTATTCTGGTGGTTATATCCAGATGACTGAAGCTGGTATCAAAGAACTTGATAACATGTCTGATGCAGAAATCATGAAGTGTATCTGTGCATCTGTTGCATCTGTAATGGCTTCACTTGAAAAACGTATGAGTGACCAAGCTCCACGTTATGCAAAACTGGATTGGGGCTTTGAAGAAATCTCTGAACGAGTTCTGACTCTCACTGAAGAGACTATGAAGCGTCTTGTTGAGATTAGTGAAGATATTGAAATGAATCCTGTTCAGGTTCAATTAACTTCAATGCTCAATGCAATCTTCAGCATTATGGGTATCCATGCTCTCTTAGAGGTTTCTAAGATGCTTGAAGCAGACCCTGCGTTTGTTGAAGAAATCTCTCAAGGTGCTCACTCAAAAGCACTTAACGAAGTCTTCACGCAAACTGGTGCAGCAGTACTGAGTACTAAGCTGGCAATCAACTTTGGTGATGAGTTTGTTGAACAGTTAGACAGCATGGCTGAACGTGAACTGTCTGGTGCTCGCTTGCAGTAACAGTTATTAACTTTTAAGCCTCCTTAATTGGGGGCTTTTTATTATGGAGATACACAATGAAATCAGTAATTGCATTCACTGGAAAGGCTCGCTCTGGAAAAGATACATCATGCACACTTGTGAAAAACCTCTTGATTGACTCTGGCTATACTGTTAAAGTTTTTGCGTTTGCAGACAACTTAAAAGCAACTGCTGGATTCATCTTTGATTTGGATTGGCAAGACCTGTATGGGGCAACAAAGGAAACTCCTAAAAAGTTTGACTTGACATTCTCAGAAGTATTACAAAAAGTTAAGTGGGCTTTCTACAAAATTATGAAAGACAAAGGTATCCACAGTGATGATAAATTGTGTGGTGAAATTGCAGATAAACTTATCACTGAAATTAAGAAGGTGGCTAAACCGACTTTCAAAACAAGGCTCGGTTTAAAAGAAGAGTACATATTCTCATCACGCCAAATCCAGCAGATATGGGGTAGTGAAGTTGTCCGTAAAGTGTTAGGTGAGAAGTTCTGGATAAGAGACCTTGCTGAGAGAATGGAATCATTCTTTGGAGAATGTCATAACAAGTCTCATATAGGTATTGCTCTAATATGTGATTTACGATTTGACCTTGAAGCAGAGTTTCTTCAGAGTTATGATAGTCAGATAATTGAGGTGACCAGAAACAATGCTATTCAGGTTGCGTCACACAGTTCTGAAAAAGGAATCTCCACAAGATTCTCTCGTGATATTATCCAGAATAATGGAACGACTGAAGACTTAGAGAGCAAACTTAAAACAATTATTAATTTATAAAAGGTATTGAAGATGAGAGAGAATAACTTTAAAGTAGTTGACCACCGTACAGTAGAACTCTCATCTCTTTCTAAAGAAGTTATGATGGAGCGACTTGAAAGGGTCGCTTCCCGAAGGAAAGAGATTGCGGAAGAAATACACGAATTAGATAAGATTGAAAATGGTCTTAAAGCAGAACTGCAAAGAAGAGGTGTGAATGGCTAAACCAAGAAAACTGAAAGATGCTGGAACGTTTGTAGGTCACTGTGCATGTCCACGTCCTAAATGTTTATCTTCAGATGCAGGTTCGATTTATCGCCACGAAGACGGCTCATATTCAATGACATGCTTTAGTTGTGGTAAAGGTTTTCCAGAGTGGGATTTTGATAAAGGGCAAATCGTGAGTACTCATACTTCAGGTTCAGAAAATAAAAACCGTACCTTCCGTGGCATGGATTTAGATGATGTAAAAGATAATCTTGAAGCAATGGATTTAAAGGACAGGAAGATTCCTGCAAAAGTCCTTGAACGTCTTGGCATCAAAGTTGATATTGATGATAACGGTGATATTGATGCACATTTCTATCCAACATATAAAAAAGATGAAGATGGGAAGTTGCAGCATGTAGGTTATCGTGTTCGTCACAAGTTTCCAGATGACTATCATAAAGAACACCTGCGTGGAAAGTTGAAAGATTTTTCTGGTGGTGTTGGTGACATTAAAGGCGAACTGGCTATGTTCGGTTCGTGGATTGCTCCAGAAGGTGGTAACCGACTTTTCATCTGGGAAGGTGAAATGGAGTGTGCTACAGCAATCTACATGACTTCTTTAGCAATCAAGGATAAGTCTCGTCGTAAGAATTACTGTCACGTTTCTGTACCATCTGGTGCTAACGTTAAATCTATCAAAGAAAACTATCAATATATTACATCGTTTGATGAAATTTATCTGTGCTTTGATAATGACGAAGCTGGTGCAAAAGCAACTAAGGAAGCTGCTGGAATCTTACCTATTGAGAAAGTAAGACTGTTCCAGTATCCTGAAGGTATTAAGGATTTAAGTGAGTGGTGGACTAAATTCTTTAAAGACAAAGATACAGTCTTAGAAGGATTTAAGCAGCGTATCTACAATGCACCTCGTTACTGTCCTGCTGGTATTAAGAACTTTGCAGATGGTTTCGAAGCGATGAAGAATCGTGGTCAGATTCCTTTGATTCCTTTCCCAGACTCTTTTGGGGATTTGAATAAACTGACTTATGGTGGATACGGTTTAGGGGAAATCACAACTCTGGCTGCACCTTCTTCTGTAGGTAAGTCTGCATACACTCGTGAGATGATTTACAAAGCATGGAAGGATACTGAATATAACATCGGTGTAATTCCTGTAGAGGATACTTACGAAGAACTTATGGAGATGCTCTGTGCAATCCATCTAAGTAAGCAGATTTCAGAGATTCCTTACGACGAACGTAATTGGGATGAAATTAAGGTTGCACATGCTGAGTTGTCAAAAGGTCGTCGTATTCATATCGTAGACCATCAAGGGGCAATCGACCAAGATAACTTGCTAGAGTTTGTTGACTATCTGGTTAACAGTCTGGATTGCAAGATTATTATCCTTGACCCTATTACATTGGCACTGTCACGCTCTGATACAGATGAAGAGGAAGTGTTGTCTGAATTACTTCGTCGTTGCAAGCGTTATCAGTATGCTCAGGTGAACGTGTGTCACGTTCGTAAGAGTGCAGGTGGTCAGAAAGCTAACTCTGAAGGTGGTGATATCTCTGAAGAGGATATCAAGGGTTCTGGTGCATACTTCCAGATTTCCATGAACAACATTCTACTTATGCGTAACAAGGTTGACCCAGACCCTGTTAAAAAGAACTTGACAAAAATCAAGTTAACTAAGTGTCGTCGTCATGGTAAGTCAACTGGTATTGCTGGTCACACTTGGTATAATCCAGATACAGGCCGCCTTGTGAAAGCTGCTGGTTGTGGTGTTGACATTGACGGTGCAGCAGAGAATATCCGTCAGCAGTTTGGTATTGGTGAAGCAGATGACCATTACGATGATTCTATGCCACACTATGAAGATGAAGTGTTTGACCGTGAAACTGGAGAGATTTACACACAGGAGCAACGTGAAAGCTCTACCATTCCACCTGTGATTAATGAGGATGAAGATGACTGTCCGTTCGAAACTGATTGATAGCTATCTGAAGGAGGGTTTTACACCCTTCTATTCAGAAAAAAGTAGAGAAAAATTTGTAAATGAGTGCTTGACTAAGATAGAACAGTTCGGTAAAGTACTCATCAACAAGGGACATGAAGTAAAGTTTGAACATATATCAAAAGACAATGTTGAGATGTTTGTATTAGCAATTGATAATTTGTCCACAGTTTACATGTTTACCTTGACAAATAAACATTTTGAATATGAAATATATCGGAGAGATTCATGAAACATTCTAAAGCATTTGAGAAAGTATTTGGCGATTCCATGAAAGCAACTGCTGGTAAGTCTGCTGAACACTATGTACAGAAGCGAGTTCGCACAGGTAAGACGGCTCGTAAAGCAGCTAAAAAATCTGCTTAAAAAATGTTTGACAATGGAGTACGAAGTCTGTAAGATTGTACTCCTTGATAATTGAGTTAAAAGTTAATTTGAGAAAGAGGTATTAAAATGTCTAAAGTTGTTAAAATGAAAGCTCCGGTAGAAAAGTACAATGGTCAAGAACGCGAAACTCTGCGTTACCTGCTGAAAGATGTTTGGTTCTACTACCTGAACACTATTCCACGTCCTCAAAAGGGTAAATCAGTGGATAAACATTTTCCGGGGAAAGACTGTAATTACAGTGTTTCAATTCTGGCAAAAGATGGTAACAAACTCTTTAAAGAGTTCACCAAGACTAAGAAGAATCCTGAAGGTTGGGATAAAGTTACTACAGAGGCTGTTGATGCAGATGACTTCGAAGAGAAGTTTGGTTGTGAGCCTCCATTCGAAGCTGAAACCTATCACATCCTGAAGGTTAGCCGTTCAGCAGCATACAAAGACGGTGCTGTTTGGTCAGCAAAACAGAGTTTCCCTGTAATGCTGGTTGAAGAAATCAACGGTAAACGTGTTGCAGTTAAGCAGCCTATGAAGAAAATCAAGGCAGCAAAATCTGACAAACATGATGATGACAAGACTTACGATGTAATTCATCCAGATATTGCAGTAGGTAACGGTTCATTTGGTAGTGTGATTCTGGCTACTCACTTCTACACTTTTGAAGGTAACGTTATGACTAAGCCAATTCAGGAACAATTCATCATTGATACTCTGGTTCCTTACACTGGTGGTACTGGTGGTGCTACTGAAACCGAACTTGATGAAGATGAACTGGCAATGCTTGGCCTTGCAGGTGTTGAAGATAACGGTGAAATCACTGAAGAAGATGCAAAAGATTCTGGTGATGAAGGTAAAGGTGGTGATGACGACGATGATGACGACGACCTGCCAAACCCAGATGACGACGAAGATGATTTCGAAACTGACGACGAATAATAGTCAGTAACTACTACAAAGCCCTGTACAGAACGTATGGGGCTTTTTCGTATGGAGAGTACAATGGAACAATACACCTTAACAAAGCTCCCAGAGAGCGTTACACACGTCTTTATTGACTCTGATAGCATTGCTTACAAAGGCGCTTGTGTAGTTGAAAAAGCAAAGTACAAGTATGTGAACAAAATCACTGCTGAAGAGTCTGAACCATTTGATAGTGCAAAACTTGCAGCACAATGGTTAGCTGACCAAAGAGTTTTAACTGAAGAGTTAGGTCTTGACTTTGATGAAAATGAATGGGAAAGGCAGACTTGGAAGGAAGCTAAAAGTGAAGCTGAAGCAATTATGGCTACACAGCAAGTTCTTCAGGAATGGTTGAAAGTAGTTGGTAAAGAACGTAAATGGATGGGTTACCTTACTGAGAAAGGTGTTCATAAACATAAAGACATTAAAGGTCTGGAACACCAATATCAAGGTAACAGGAAAGAGGCTGTGACACCTACACACCTAGTTGCTTGTCGTGAGTATCTTCTGTCACGACCTGAGTTTAAGCTTCTCCGTGGAGGCTTTGAAGCTGACTCTATCGTTATTGCAAAAGCTGAAAAGATGGGTAAAAAAGCTGCTCTGATGAGTATTGACAAAGACCTTCGCCAAGCTGAAGGGACTTACTGTATTGATATGACTTATGAGAAAGCACCACTAATCTTTATTGCAGATAATAACGTTGGTGAGATTTGGGATTGCCCTATTAAGTCTAAACCAAAAGCTAAGAAGACAGTCGGAGTAGGTTTTAAATTCCTCTGCTATCAAGCTGTAGCAGGTGATAATGCAGATAACTACTTCGGATTAAAAGGTGCTGGTAAAGTTGCTGTCATGAATGCACTAGAAGGTAAAACTACCTATAAAGAGTGCTTAGACGCAATCTATGAACTTTATGCTAAGAAAGACTCTTACACATACGTATCATGGGACGGTGAAACAGTTACAAGAACACCTCTTGAGTTGATGGAACAACATTTCTTCTTAGCATACCAAGAGCGAAACAAATCAGATGACTTCTCATTTGAAAAGTATGGTTGGACTCCAAATGTTGACTCAGCAGACACTTAAAGAGTATCTTCATTATGACCCCGAAACAGGGGTCTTTACTTGGTTGAAGAAATCGGCTAATAGGACAGTCATTGGTTCAGTTGCTGGAACACCCCATAAAAGGGGTTATATCAGGATTACCATAAAGAGAAAATCATACATGGCTCATGATTTAGCCATTCTTTACACAGAGGGGTTCTTACCAGACCGTGTAGACCATCGTAACGGAATTACTGATGACAACCGAAGAATGAACTTGAGAGTTTGCACTCAAGCTGAAAATTGTTGGAATAGAAAAATACACTCCAACAATACATCTGGTGTAAAAGGTGTATCATTCAACAAAGCTTCACAGAAGTGGAGAGCAAGGATTATGGTTCACGGTGTAACACATTTCCTTGGTCTGTTTGATAACGTTGATGATGCCAAAGAAGCAATTAGAAAGAAAAGAGAAGAACTTCACAGAGAGTTCACAAATCATGGAGAAGCTTATGAATGAAGATTAAAGGTTTTGGCAATTGCCCTGTTTATGGACACTGGATTTCACTGTGCGGGGAGATTGACCCCGCTAAGTACTTCGGATTTGTCTACTTAGTATACTGTAAGAAAACTGGACAGTATTACATTGGAAAGAAGCAGTTTAATAACGTCACTAAAAGAAAGGTTGCTGGAAAGACCAGACGTAAAGTAGTGACAAAAGAAAGTGATTGGATGGTTTACCAGACTTCTTCTGAGTACATTAAGAAAGATATTGAAGCTTTTGGTGAAAAAGAGTTTGACTTCTACATTATCCAGACTTACTATACGCGAGGTGGCTTAGTTTATGGCGAAGCTAACCTACAACATAAGTTTGACGTCATGACAAAAAGAATTGACTCTAAGCTTCGACTCTTCTACAATGCAAACATTGCAGCAATCAAGTTTCTTACAAAAGAGACTTATGATGAAGCTGAGAAGAGAATCACTAAAATCATGAAACTTAATGAGAGAGAATAAAATGTTTAACAAAATCAAAAATGACCACGTTTCTAAAATCCAGAGTGAAATGGCAGCACTGAAGGAAACTATCAGTAAAGCTAAGTCAGCTACAGAAGCTGAAATGGATGCTCTGGAATCACAAATTCAACATCTGTTAAGCAAACGTGTTGAACTCAAAGAACGAATGGATTATATTGAGTCTCAACAAAAATTGTTTGAAGATAAGGAGGCTTAATGTTTAATTCCAGAGAATCTGTAAGAAATTGGAATCTACGTTGCGGTAATAATCCGAAAGAACTCTACAGCCCTGAGTATTGGGAATCACTGAGAAGCCAATCTATGTGTATGCTTGAAGAAGCTAAAGAGTTAGTTGCAGCAGTAGAAGCAAAAGACCCCATTGAAACTCTTGATGCTCAAGCTGATTTACAGTACGTACTTGATGGTTTAATCTTCCTGTCACAACATGACCATGATGGTGCTATTAAGGCTGTTTGTGAGAATAACAACCTTAAGTATACAGACGACTATCAAGAAGCTGCATATCGAATGTTTGACATTGAGAAACGTACTGGTGATGAATGCTATCTACGTCAATCAATCATTGATGGTAAAGAGTGGTTTGCAATTATTCGTAAGTCCGATGGTAAGATTATGAAGCAATCTAATCTTCCAAAGGTTCAACTAGAAACTTTCATTGCTGAAGTTGACAAGAAAGAACTACTTATAGTAACCTCTGACACATGCGTTATCTGTCAAGGTCTTATTGGTAGTCTTGGCAGCTTAGGTATTGAAGATTTTTCTAAAGTTGAGCCAATCTCTTCTAAAGCAGACAAAGATTTCTGTAGAGAGAATAGTTTATGGCTTGCGGATATTGTGTACTACGATGGTGAGAAGTTCCATGTAACCTCGTATCCGAAATTGAATTATGATGCAGTCAACCTTAAGCAGTGGTTGAAAGGAGTTGGTTATAATGGATTCACAGAACATTAATAAAGGTGAAGAAGTGGTGGCAAAAAGCCACTTCTCCAACTACAATCTCTCTATGACAGTTTTTATCAGTGATTCACTGTTAGAGAAGTATGGAGAAACACCAGATACACTTCTGGATAATGAGCAAGTCTTAGCAGCAGTTCTGTATAAGTATGGTCTGAATATTGATAAGCCGTACTCTTATGAGATTTGTCAACACAGAAACACATTTGGGAAAGTTGTTGTAGCCCCACTATTCATGGGTGTAGAACGCACTGATGAGCAGTGGACATACTTAAAGCGTAACTTGGATAGATACCATGTCTAAAACTAAAAAGCTGACAGCAGAAGAAATCAAATCAGGTATTGAACTCGGTGTTGATAAGTTTGATGAACCATTGCACTTCGGTGACTTTGTAATGTATACCCAAGACTGCAAAGGACGTAGTGATATTTGCTTTGGCAGGGTTGTCTGTAAAGTTCGTGGTAACTTTTCAATAGCAAGAATTGATGACAACATCTACGAAAAGCTTGACAGAATTATGGGTGAGTACTGTGGACATTGGTTTTGCAACGCAATGTCAAAAGGTTCTATCACCAAAGTATCTCAGAAGTTTTATGAACTCTGGGAAAGTAAAAAGATTTTTAATATTTAGTCTCTAAGGGGTCTCTTCGGAGACCCTTTTTCACCTGTAGGATTTAATATAATGATTACTACTATTCGCAAATCAGACGGTACACTCGTACCATTCGAACCAGAACGTTTAAACAAGTGGGCTTCTTGGGCTGACAAGAGAGGTATTATCTGGTCAGAAGTTGTCATAGAGGCTATGAAGCGTGTCTATGAAGGTTGTACCACAAAAGAAATGCACCAAGCTATGATTGATGTTTGTATTGATAAGCAAACTCAAGAGTACTCAGATATGGCTGGACGACTACTCCTTGGCATTATCTACAAAGAAGCTTTCGGTGGATTTACAAAGGTTCCTCAATTACTTCCATTCGTGATGAAGATGGAACAGATGGGACTTTGGGAGCACATGGATTATACACCTGAAGAAATTGACTATTTACAAGGTCACATCGTACACTCAAAAGATATCTCTTACGGTTATGCAGTACTGAAACAGTTCCGTGATAAATACGGTATTCGTGATATTAAAAGTGGTAAACTCTTTGAGTCTCCACAGTTTATGTTCATGGGTATGGCTATGAAAGCCTTTGAAAGACAACCTAAACAGCGTCGTTTAGAGGATGTTATCAAGCTCTATACCTATCTGTCTGATTTGAAGATTAATGCTCCTACACCTTATCTGAATGGTCTAAGGGCTACAAAATCAGGCTATGCGTCATGCTGCTTAATTAAGGCAAATGATACTGCTGAGTCTCTGGGTATTGCTACAAAAGTAGCTTATGATATGACCACGAAACAAGCAGGTATTGGTATGCTGATGGAGACCAGAACAATTGGTGACGGAATCCGACAAAATACTATTGAGCATATGGGAAAACTCCCTTATTACAAGCTTGTACGTGCTGCTGTAGAGGCTAATAAGCAGAAGAGTCGTGGTGGTTCAGCTAACAACTTCTTTACTGCATTAGACCCACAGATAGAAGATTTGCTACGCTTAAAACACCCTACAACTGTTCCTGCAAAGCGTATTAATGAGATGGACTACTCATTTGGTGCAAACGACTATTTCTGGCAGTGTGTACAGTACGATACAGATTGGTTATTGTTCTCTTACAAGGACGCACCAAGATTGTATGATATGTTCTACACAGCTAGTGCTGATGAGTTTGCTATGGCAGTCGGTCACGCAGTACATACAGGTGTTAAACATAAACGTGTAAAAGCTCGTGAAGTCGCTAAACTGTTTATTCAGCAACGTTATGCTACAGGACGTGTTTACCCGTTCTTTACTAACAATGCAAACTACCATACACCTTTCAAAGAGCCTTTGAAAATGTCTAATCTGTGTATGGAAATTGTATTGCCAGTACATGGTTTTGAAGATGAACGAGACCTATACAGCTACACAGCCAAGAAAGAAGATGGTGAAGTTGCTCTTTGCTTCCTAGCTAGTTTGGTTGCAGGGAGAATCTCAGAGGATGAATACGCTGACGTTGCTTATTATGCTCTGGCAATGGTTGACTCCGTTATTGACCTTATGGATTACCCGTATCCGTCGATGCGTAACCACGTTCAGAAGCGTCGTTCTGTTGGTATTGGCCTTACTAATGTGGCTCACTACCTTGCGAAGAACTATGTGAATTACTCATCAAGAGCAGGTAAAACCAAACTACATGAGTTGGCTGAGATGCACTCTTACTTCTTGCATGAAGCATCTTTGAGACTTGCAAAAGAACGTGGTGTGCCAGAGTACATGCAGTTTACCAAGTACCCTGATGGTTGGGTTCCACCTAAAACTGCTAACAAGAAGATTGATGAGAAACACGATGCAAAACTTCGTTATGATTGGGATGACCTGTCACATCGAATTAAAGAAAATGGTGGTATCCGTAACTCTGTGCTAGAGGCTTATATGCCTAATGAGAGTTCTTCTCTGGCAACTAACACGACAAACGGACTGTACCCGATTCGTGACTTTATCTTAACCAAGAAGTCTGCAACTGGTAACGTACTGTTTATTGTACCTGACTATGAAGAATTGAAGTACGTCTATGAAATTGCTTGGGATATTGACACCTTTGATATGATTGATTGCTATGCAATTGTTCAAAAATTCACTGGTCAAGCTATCTCTTCAGATTTCTATGTTGACTACTCGAAGTTTAAGAAGGTATCATTAGAGCAAGCTTTGAAGTACATGATTTATGCAAACCTTGTCGGTTTGAAAACTATGTACTATCTGAACAGTCGTATTGGTGTTGGTAAATCAGCACTACAAGATGCTTACTGTGAAGGTTGCGGTGTTTAGTTTTAATAACTATGAGGGTCGTAAAAGACCCTCTAAAATTAACTTGGAGAAAGGTATGCTAGATTTAATTCGCAATGCGAGAATACGTAGCAAAGATGGTCCACTATATTTATTTTATATTCCAAGACGGTCTTTGTATTATATTGCAGACTTAGACTTAAAAGTTAAGATGCCATATGGTTTTTGGAAAGAACATATACAGTATGTTGATTGCTTTAATCCAAAGCAAACATATGCAAGACCACTTGATATGTTCAACAAAGATAAATGGGTTGTTATGACAACAACTGAAGCCAGAAACTTTTTAGACACAGGAATCTTACCAGAATGATTAATCCACATCCAATTTTCTTAGGTGATGAACGAAAAACTTTCGATTCACTGAATAAACACTATCCAAAAATCTTTGAACTGTACAAACAGCAGAAAGCACAAGACTGGTCTGAAGATGAGTTCCCGTTTGAGCAGTCACGATTAGACTTTGAAAGCGTTCCAGAATCAATGTCTGGTGTAATGCTTGAGATTCTTAAGTGGCAGTGGGAAGCTGATACACAGGTTGCTAAAAGTTTAGCATTTGCTTTTGCACCGTTCATCTCTGATGATATCTACGCAACGGCAATTATGAAGCAATCTGAGATTGAGAACCTCCATGCCTTGACTTATTCAGAGATTGTACGTCAGTGTATTAAGAACCCTGAAACAATCCTTGATGAGATTAACCAGAACGCTGCTGTTCAGGACAGATTGAAAACTGTGAACAGAGCACTGGCAGAACTACTTGACGAAGGTATTAACTATCGTTTAAGCTATGTTCGTCAAGAACTAATTGAGAAAGACCCTTTACACTTTCATAAAGTAATCTTAAAAGGTCTCTTTGCAGTAACAGCACTTGAGGGTATTTCCTTCATGGCATCCTTTGCATGTACCTTTGCACTTGATGCACAAGATAAATTCCAAGGGATTGCACAAGCAGTACAGAAAATTATGCTTGACGAAATCATTCACACAAAGATTGATATCGAAGCATTAAAAGAAACTTTGAAAGATGAAGAGTGGCAAGAAGCTTTCCGTCAAGTACTCCCAGAGATTAAAGTAATTCTTGATGAAGTAGTTGAAAGTGAAGAGAAATGGTCTTATTATATTTTCTCTGAAGGTCGTGCTGTTGTAGGGTTAAATACAAAACTTCTTCACGAATGGGTTTACTACAACGCTGCTCCATTGTATGATATGTTTGGTATTTCAAGAGATTTTGTAGCTCCTAAAGAACCACCTTTGAAATATATGATTAAGAAGATGGAAATTGATAAAGAGCAAAACGCTAACCAAGAACAACAAAATGGTGCGTACCTTTTGAATACCGTTGTTGATGATTTAAATTCAGGATTTTTAGAGGTTCCTTAATGACTTATGTAATTTACTCAAAAGACGGATGCCCACAATGTGTGACTGCTAAAAACTTTGCTCAGGCTCGTGGCCTAGACCATGTTGTACGTATGCTTGGCAAAGATTATGAGCTAAGTGACCTGATGGATATTGCGAAGATTCCTGTTCGTCAGATGCCTTTCATTATGAAGGTTGAAGATAATGAAATGAAACCAGTTGGAACACTACAGAACTTTATGGCAGAGGTGAATAATGCTTAAACGTTTATGGGATGGTTTTGTTGAAGATGCACCTATGATTGCTCTTGCATTCATGGTTATCAGTATGTTTACTGATTTAAAACAAGGTGTACTCTTTGGAGCTATGCTAGTATGGGTTATCTTTGAGATACTGGATATTCAGCATGACTTAAGCGGGAAACTTAAAAAGCTTATTGAAAAGTTTTCTAAGTAGAATTAATATAAGGGTCTCTTCGGAGACCTTTTTTGCATTAGGAGTTAGAATGGTTAAAGTACAAGTTATTAAGAAAGATGGTTCACTAGAAAAACCAAATGTAAATAAAATCGTTGAAGCAGTCACCAAGTCAGCTAACAGAGTTGGGTACAAAAAACTACCAATAGAAGTTATCCATGCTCTTGAGTCAGCCTTTATGAGACTGCTTGCCAGAGCAACTAATCAGAATGCAATGCTAATCTCTGTAGATGATATTCACAGCATTGTAGAGGGAACTCTGGCAGAGGTGAACCATGAAATCTATGAGTCATACTCAACATACAGAAACTACCGTAAAGAGGTGGCTCAGAATTGGGACGAGCTTTATCAAAAGACCAAAGACACACTCTTCTTAGGTGACCGTGAGAATGCTAACTTTGACAGTAGCTTAATCTCCACAAAAGGCTCAATCATCCGTGGTTACCTGACAAAAGAAATCTTTAAGCAGTACCACTTAACACCAGAAGAAACAAGTGCTATTGAAGATGGATTCATTTATATCCATGACTTAAGAGATTTAATCTTCGGTGGTATTAACTGCTGCTTGTTTGATATTGGAAGTGTCCTGAAAGGTGGCTTTGAAATGTCCGGCATCGAATACTGTGAACCTAAGTCTGTGTTATCAGCTTTACAGGTTATCGGTGATGTTGTACTCTCAGCAACTGCACAGCAGTTTGGAGGGTTCACTATCCCAGAGATTGATAAGGTTCTTGTGCCGTATGCTAAAAAATCTTTTGAGTATCATCTGGAAAAAGCAAAGCAATATAATATCCCAGGCAAGGGGGCATACTACTATGCTAAAGAGCAACTTCAGATTGAACTAACTCAGGGATTCCAATCTCTGGAAATGAAGCTGAACACTGTTCCTTGTAGCCGTGGTGACTTTGCATTCACAACATTAACATTTGGTTTACTTGAACCAGACATGGCTAGTGAAGATAACCGTTTGCAATTTATGATTGCTAAGACTATCCTAGATGTTAGGATGAATGGTCAAGGTAAATCTAAAAAGCCTGTTGTGTTCCCTAAACTGGTTTATATCTATGATGAAACAAGACACATGTTAGACCCTTGGCAGGGGCAGCTTTATGATAAAGCTATTGAGTGTTGCTCTAAAGCTATGTATCCAGACTTCTTAAGTGTGTCTGGTCACGGTTCTGTTGCAGAGGCTTTTGAACGTTCAGGTGCAGTCATCTCTCCAATGGGCTGTAGGGCTTTCTTATCACCTTATTACGATGATGAAGGTAAAGAGTTCTATACAGGCCGAGCAAACATTGGTGCAGTATCTCTTAACCTGCCAATGATTTACAAGTACTCTGAAGAGAACGATTTAGACTTTTGGAAAGAACTTGACAAGTATCTTGAGATGATTAGAAGCTTCCACAAGAAGCGCTATGAGATGATTGCTAATATGCCAGCAAGTTCTAACCCTCTTGCATTCACTCAAGGTGGGTTGTATAAAGGTCATAAGAAGCCAACTGACAAGATTGGTTGGGATACTGTGAAATCTTTTACAGCATCTTTTGGTGTAACTGCATTGGATGAACTAACAGTGCTTGCTCAAGGTAAAAGGTTACATGAATCTGATGGTGATATTGCAAGCAAGGTTTTAAGCTATCTGAATAGCAAGCTGGAGCAGTTTAAGCAAGAAGATGGATTCTTGTATGCACTTTATGGTACACCTGCTGAGAGCCTTTGTGGTACGCAATTGAAGCAGTTCAGAAATATGTTCGGAGTTGTTAAAGGTGTTTCTGATAAAGAATACTTTACAAATAGCTTCCACATGAATGTTGGTGCAGACATTACACCGTTTGAAAAGCAAGACTTAGAAGAACCTTTCTTCCATTCTTGTAATGGAGGCCATATCCAGTACATTCGTATTGCTAACCCAGAGAACCATAAAGCTATCAGAGCTTGTGTGACAAGGGGTATGGGTAAAGGATTCTATCAAGGTGTTAACTTTGATTTAGCAATCTGTGAAAATTGTGGTCACCGTCCAAGTGCAGATGTTGAGTTATGTCCTAAGTGCAACTCACACGATATCTCTGTGATTAACCGTGTTTGTGGTTATCTTGGCTGGACTAAGATTAAAGGCACTTCCAGAATGAACGATGCAAAAATTGCTGAAATTCAGGATAGAAAATCTATGTGAGTAGTTGACAAGGTGGTGTAGGTCTTGATAGGCTTACATCACCTTTTTTATTAGGAATCACAACATGATTAAGACATTCTTGTTAGTCACCTTAGTAGGCTCTGTCTTACTAGGTTTCTTGTTAGGTCTTTTATACAACACATTGAAAGGAAAGAAAGATGACTAAGTTAAATAAAAATCAAATAAATTGGCTTAAAGACTATGCTTTAGAGTGTGGCTCTTGTAAGAAAACTCACAGAAAATACTCAGAGTTTTACATAGCATGTACTCTTTTAATAACTGATTCTGTTATTGATGATGCAAAGGATGATGACATTGAACTCCCTTCGTCACTGTGTGATAAAGTTTTGGTAGCAACTGGTACATGGTCAGACTCATATGGCACAGAGATTGGTGACCTATCCTTCTACAGCATTGAACAAACGATGAATCCAAAGTATGTTGCTCTGATGACTCGTGCTCAGGAAGATGAACTCCTTCAGGAATTTATTAAAGAACACTGTGAAGAGTACGTCACAAAACATGTAAGGTTTGAAGTTGAGGTGATTTAATGAATTACATGGAAATACGAAAATTCGATACAGCAAACGGTGAAGGTGCTCGTGTTAGTCTTTTTGTAGCTGGCTGCAAACACCACTGTGAAGGATGCTTTAACAGGGAGTCTTGGAAGTTTAATGCTGGCAAGGAGTTTACTTATGCAAACCTTTATGGCATTCTAAGACTCTTGGAAGATGACTCTATAAGTGGTCTGTCAATTCTTGGTGGAGAACCACTTGATGACCGTAATATTGAGGAAGTCACCAAGATTTGTCAGAAGGTTAAGTCTATCTATCCAGACAAGACTATCTGGCTGTGGACAGGATTTCAGCTTCATGAAAAAATTAACAAAGAAGTGATGAAATATGTTGACGTAGTGATTGATGGTAAGTATGATGCTTCTAAACCAACGAACAAACCATATCGTGGTTCAGATAACCAAAACTTGTGGAGAAAAGAATATGGCTGGCAAGGCGACTGTCAATGGCGTACAGAGTAATGGTGGATTCAAACGTGGTGAGATTGTTATGGTAGCTTGTAACATGTCACTGTTTGGTAGCTATAAAGTCAATCCAGAAACTCTTGAAGAGTGGAGAAACTACACAAAAAGCCTATTTGATTCCACTGGAATGACAGCCTTGAAGCAGATTGAGGACGCCGGAGTATTTAAAGTAAAATACAAAGCACATTTCTCAAACTTTTACGCGACAAACTTGAGAGTTGATGATAAAGTTGTCGCAGTTACCGAAGAAGAACTGAATAAGTTCTGTATTAAACTTTAAAAGAGAGATATTAAAATGGGAATTTTTTCAAACATGAAAGCAGGTTTCTTAGCGGCTCTGGCGAAAGCAGCAGCTATCGTTTCAATGACTGGTAAACAAGTTGGTGTAGATGCTTCAGCAGTTGCACAGGTTCTTGCAAGTCAGATTGAACAGCAACCTTACATCCATGTTGGACGTGGTAAAGGTGGTAAGAAGCAAGCTCATCGCCAAACTGGTGCAGCAGCAATTAAACGTGCAGCTAAAAAAGCTCGCAACCGCAAACGTAGCAAGTAAGGATTATTAAAATGGAAAAGATTTATAACACTCGTAAAATTCAGATTTCTATCCTGTGCCAGTTTATGGCTGATAAACATAACTCCCACTATTGTGGTACAGGTTTCCTTACTTTAGGTGGTGGCTACATTAGCTTTAAAGAAGCTGTGAAGATGTACAACGAGCACCCTGAAGATGACAAAGAGTTGAAACAACTGAAGCTTACTTATGACAAGAAGCGTAAGAAAATTGTATGCTTGAACAACCTTATCAAGTCAACTGAAAACGTTTATGATGCAATTGGTGATGGAGGTTTCTTAAAAGTCTTGAAAATAGCTCAGTAAACGTATATGCTTAGGGAACTGTAAAAGGTTCCCTTTTTTATTTTGGAGAAATCATGTACCATTCAAATCTGAAACGTGCTGCTGCAATGTCTGTTCTTCGTCTTGATTTTGATGAGCGTCAAGAGTTCATCGAGTCGCATCAGTATGACCCTTCAAATTCTAATCACATGGTGCTTTGGAATCGTGGTAAGTTCCGTGATAGTGCCTTGTTCCAGTACTACCCTCATTACACTATTGACAACCTCTATGAATACTGCGTTGTCAAGAACACTATTGCAACCCTTAATAAGCTTTGTAGATATTCTGGAAAGAAAGCTTTCACATTGGGCCACCATAAGCCTGTGACAAAAGGTGGAGAGCACCATTGCTCAAACTGGTTTATCCAGACACAAGAAGATAATCAAAAGCAAGGTGAGAAGCTTCCTAAGACTCCTAAGATGACTTGGGAAGAACAAAAGGCTTATCTTAAAAATAATATGCCACAGATGCTTGACAAGGAATATGCAGTTCTGGCAATATCTCTCTTGTTGAAGCTTGAGACAGTTTATGAGGCAACTTATCATGGCTAGAGAACAATGGGATATCAAAGAACTCATTAGTGAAGCTGGAAATGGTAGTGAGATGTATATGATACGTGGTCACGTTCCAGATGCACTTGCTATTGAAATGATTGACCACTACTCCAACGGATTCTATAAAGAATTTGGAGAGCCAAATATTAAACGTACTTGGACAAAACCAGTACCAGATGGAACAGGGAACTGTTCAGTTATCTATCACACTGTAGACCCAAAGAGATGTAAAACAGCTATGGCTGTAACCTTCGTAACTTTTGATTGAGAGAAATATTATGAAAACCACTATTCGAGTTCTGATGAGTTCTAATGCTAAAGGCAGCATTCAAGAAATCTTTAACATTATCCAATTTCCTTCTGGTGAGATTGGTGGCAATTTCTCTGAGGACTTTGTTGAGTTTGCTGAACAGTGTGCTGGAAAGATTGAGAATGTTATCTTCACGGTACAAGGGTATGATAAAGACACACTGTTTGCATTAGCTCTGGCTAAAGAAGCAGTTGATAAGCTAGTTCCTCAAAATTCAGCTATGAAAACTGCTGTTTTTGGATTCTTACCAAATGCTCGATATGACCGTCACATGTTTAAAGGTGATGCAGCAGCATTAAAAGTGTTTGCTAATTTGGTAAATGCAATGGAGTTTGATGCAGTATGTGCTTTGGATACTCACAGTAACGTTGCAGAGAACCTGTTTAAGTGTTTCCACAACTTACCTCAGAAAGAGTTTACAGCACACTTTGCAAGTGACCCACGTATTGATTACTTGGTAACACCAGATGCAGGTGCAGCTAAGAAGACTGAAGAGGCTGCTAAAGAGGTTGAAAAGCCTTACATTACAATGGCTAAGGTTCGTAACCTGAAAACTGGTGAAATTACTGGTATGCGAATCCTTGACGATGTAGATTTAACTGGTAAGACTGTCATGATTCTGGATGATATCTGTGATGGTGGTCGAACCTTCGTAGAGGCTGCAAAGTATCTTCGTGAAGCTGGAGCGGAGCGTGTTGAACTGTGTGTCACTCATGGGATTTTCTCTAAAGGCGTTGAAAATCTTCTTGACAATGGTATTGACCACATCTACACTACAAACTCACTAGGAGATGCAGAAGACCGTGGACTTTCACACTTCTCACAAGTGACTGTAGCAAACATTGAATAGGTAACAAGATGGATAAGGGTTACTTTGAAAAATACCTAAGATACGAACCAGAGACAGGTTTGTTAATTTGGAAAGTAACCCTTTGTAGTACCGCTATTGCTGGTAATGTGGCTGGCACAAGGTCTAAGAAGGGTTATATCCAAGTACAGATAAATAAGAAGAGGTACTATGCACATAATATTGCATGGATTATCTCTGGAGGTGAAATACCAAGTGGGTATGAGGTAGACCATATAGACCTTGACAAAGCAAATAATAAGTTGGAGAACTTAAGGCTAAGTACAAAGTCACAAAATCAGAGCAATAGAGGTAGACAAAAGAATAATAAGACTGGTGTGAAGGGTGTAAGTATATGCCCACAGACAGGTCTTTATAAAGCAAGAGTGATGCTTCACAAAAAGGAATACTTTTGCGGAAGATTTAAAACACTAGAAGAAGCAAAAGAAGCTGTAATTAGAAAACGAACAGAACTTCATGGTAAGTTTGCAAGACATAACTAATAGAGAGATACAGAATATGAGTAAATCACTTTACGCAGTACCAGCAGGTCTTAATGCAGATGCTTACAAGTCATCACATATCTACCAGTATCCAGATGCTACACAGTATCTTATGCTGAATTTAACGCCTCGTGGAGACAAATGGTTTAACTCTCCATTAGAAATTGACGGTGTTGTAGCATTTGGTATTCAGCGTTTTGTAAAAGACTATCTGGTAGACCACTGGAATGCAACGTTCTTTGAACGTGATAAGAAAGAAGCCATTGACGAAATCTTGGAAATCATGAATGGTGTTCTTGGTGCAGATGCTATTGGTCGCCAACATTGGGAAGAACTTCATGACTTAGGTTATCTGCCTGTTGAAGTCTACTCTGTAGAGGAAGGTACAATTGTCCCTATGCGTGTCCCGATGATTATATTCAAAAACACTGTAGAGGGCTTCCATTGGGTAGCTGGTTATCTCGAAGATGCTTTCTCTGCTGAAATCTGGAAAGCTTGTACAATTGCAACTATTGCACTACATTACAAACGTATTTGTAAGAAGTGGTCAGATTTGACCTGTGATAACGACTTCCATCTTCCTTGGCAGTGTCATGACTTTGCAATGCGTGGTATGTCTGGATTCACAGATGATGCGTTTAACGCAGTAGGTCACCTGACAAGTTTTAAAGGTACTGACAGCTTCCCTGCTGTATACACAGCTAAACGTGCATATGGTCAGTTTATGACTGTAAGTGATATTGGGAACTCTGTACCAGCAACTGAACACTCTGTGATGTGTGCAAACATCTCATGGAATAGTAGTGCCAAAGAAGTAAGTGATTGGCATCTGTTACAGTCTGACAACTTGCTAGATGCAATGCGTTGGCGTGGTGAGGTAGAGACTTTCCAACGTCTTTTGACAGAAGTCTACCCAACTGGTATTGCAAGTGTTGTGTCAGATACTTACAACTTCTGGCGAACTGTTACACAGATTTTACCAGAACTACGTAATGTGATTCTGAATCGTGATGGTAAGTTAGTAATCCGTCCAGACTCTGGAGACCCTGTTCACATTGTTACTGGTTACAAAGCCATTGAATGGGAAACTGCTAAGTCAATGTTCTACAAGCACATGAAAGAGCTTGCACCGAACAATACACATCTGCATGACACAATCTTGAATTGTGAAATGTCTGATATTGGCTTTGGGTTCTCTGCTTGGCTAATCTCTGAAGGTTATGAGATGGTTGTTGATAAGGAAGATTTTGAATCTGCTGATACAATCAACCTGATTACCGCTCAGAAAACTGGACAGTTTACTGTGAAGCGTATGCTGACAGCAGAGATTGATGGGGCTATCCACACGCTGTATAACATCTTTGGTGGCACTGTTAACTCCAAAGGGTACAAAGTACTGGATGAGCACATTGGATTAATCTACGGTGATTCTATCACTCTGGAAAGAGCTAATGATATCCTGTCACGTCTTGCTGATAAGGGTTTTGCAAGTTCTAACGTAGTGTTTGGTGTAGGTTCATACACTTATCAGTACTTGACTCGTGATACCTTTGCATTTGCTGTTAAAGCAACTCTTGCACAGATGGATGGTAAAGAAATCATGCTGGCTAAAGACCCTAAAACAGATAGTGGTCTTAAGAAATCTGCTTTTGGTGGTGTCATTCCTATGTGGAATGGTGATAAGCTGGAATCTGTAGATGGCTTAGGTTTTGAAGAGTTTGAAGGTGTCATTGAGAACCCTCAGTGTGCACTGAAGCTTGTATTCTGTGACTCACAACCCTATGGTTATGTTAACCTTCGTGATGTACGAAAAGTTATTGACAACCAGATTTAAGTAAGTATTATAAGAGGCTCCTACTGGAGCCTTTTTAATTTCTGGAGAGTGTTATGAGATTTAATACAGATTTATTTTACACAGACAGCACTGGATTCTTTGGTTGGTCTCCAGCAGCAGCTTGGCAGTTATGGTTTTCAGAAGATTACAGAGAGGATAGACAAGTCTTTGTAATGGACTACAAGTTCCCTGTAAAACCAACTAAACGTCAGGTTAGAAAGCTTCGTAGAGAGTTTCGTAAAGTTTGCAAAGGGTTTATTAGCTATGAAAATTAAACAGATGAATGTCAATGTAATCATTGAAGAACGTTGGGAAAACATTCAGCGTCCTGAAGATGGTCACAAGTTTATCAACGAACTGTTTCAAGCAGCACAGTCAGAGTTAGCTTCTGAGATTTATACAACGGCCACTTTGAAGGTTTACATCAAAGGCCTGCCACAAAATCATCAAGAGGCACTTGATTTGTTCCAAAAAGGGTTCTACAATCCAAATAAAAATATACTTGAGAATAGTTTTGCAGTATCTTCGAGTATTGTTCATGACAGAAGTTTTGTTCTATTTAGAACTGTAGGAGAAAATGTATGCAAAGTTATTGGTTAGAGATTGTTCTATCATTAGGTTGTATTGTTGCCATTGCAGTGCTACTATGCAAGTACCTCTCAGAGACAGAACCTTGTGATGAGTGTGAAGGTTCCGGTATAGCCGGTATGGGACATTGTTGCCCTTACTGCAACGGAACTGGAAAGAAATTTAAAAAGTAACTTGACAGTGGCATCTATAAAATTATATAGTTTGCCACATCGACAACTAAGGAGATATTCTTATGCGCATGGTAAATGACCACGCAACGGTAATTAAAAGCTCAAGTACACTGGAAACCTCTCAGGCTCAGATTAAGATGACACCTGAAATGTTCAGTCTTCTAAGCTCAGGTGTTTACACATACAAAGAACGTGCTGTTATTCGTGAGTTATCTTGTAACGCAGTAGATGCTCACATTGATTCTGGTAATGTTGATAAGCCTTTCTTGGTTCACTTGCCAACTCGTTTTGAGCCTTTCTTTGAAGTTCGTGATTTTGGTACAGGTCTGACTCATGAAAAAGTCATGAAGCTTTATATGACCTATGGAGAATCTACAAAGAACGATTCAAATGACTACATCGGTGCTATGGGTATCGGTTCAAAGTCACCGTTTGCGATTGCTCAATCATTTACTGTATCAAGCTACGTTGATGGTGTTGTTAACAAGTACTCTGTATATCTTGAGAATGGTATTCCTCAAGTCACTAAGTTGACTACTAACCCAACTACAGAGCCAAATGGTTTAGCTGTTCGAGTAGCGGTATCTGATAACCGTATTAACAAGTTTCATGAAGAAGCGAGCAATGTATACTCGTACTTTAAAGTTAAGCCAGAGTGTAATGTCGAGTACTATGACATTCTTGAAGCAATGACTTCCATTTCTCGTGAAGATGGTGTCTATGATGCAATGAAGTACAAAGAGAACTGGCGCTCAAATAGTAATAGTGTCCATTTCAACGTAATCATGGGTAATATTGCTTATCCTGTTGAAATGGGTGAGCTGCTTGGTTCAGAGTTTACAAGTATTCTGCCTCAGTTCTTCCGTAGTGCTGTAGACCTTGTTAATATCTACATGCCAATTGGTTCAGTGGCTATTGCTGCATCTCGTGAAGCATTACAGATGAATGAGACCACTAAGACAAAGATTGTTGAAGCCGTGAAGAAAATCACTAAGACAATCGTTGAAGATGTGGTTAAAGAGATTGCTAATAAGCCAACACTGATTGATGCTGCTCAGGCTTATGATACCATGAGGAAAGAGGCTCGTGAAATCTTTAATCACGTCCAAGATTCTCTGGAGTGGCAAGGTCAGAACTTGAAAAAGCTTGAACAAAAGCTTTTGGGTATTCGTCGTGGTCAGTTAACTGAAGCAGATGGTTCTCCATCATTCTTGAAAGATGACGCAGGTAACTTAAGGCTTGACAAAGACGGTAATCCAGTTCCTAATATTGGTAATCTGTATGAACCTGTAGCATATTACAAGTACAGCAGTCTGGAGAATCGTATTCGAGCAACTTCAGCAACATATTCACAAGATGCTGCCATGTTTAGTATCTTTGGTGCAATGAGTAAAGATAAGTTGAGCAACTATTTGTTCCTTATCAATGACCGTCGAAACAAGAACGGGTCTGAAAAGACGACTGGTAAAAATCAGATTATCCGTGGAGCTTGCCGTGACCGTGAACAGGAAGATTCTAACTTCCGTCGCTACAATGGTATTGCTTTCTTGTTCAGCAGTCAGCAGCAATTTGATGAATTTGTAGCTCTGCATATGCTTGACAAGACTCTGTTAAGTGTGCATACAATGTCATCTAAAGAGCACCACTATGAGAAACGTACCATTGTACGTGGAGTGGTAAAACTGTATAAAGCATTCAAGTGTCCAAACTCTGACATAATCCGTTATACGGAAGTTAAGGAAAACTTTGATGATATTGAAGAACCACAATTGTACATTAAAGCACAGAGTGATGAAGTGCTAGGTGGTATCTTCTCATGCTCACCAGAACGTGCTGCAACGTTGATGACAGAATTAACTGGACAACCAGTTTATGTCTTCCGTAAAGCAAACTGGAAGAAGATTCCTGAAGATTGGACAGAAGTCAATGCACAGGTGATGAAAGATTTTATTGATAACACTCACTGGATTGAGTATCATCGTTACTTGACATATCAGTACATGACTGATAAGCATGATATCACAGATTGTAATGTTGTTGCTCGTAACTTCAACTTTGCTGGTAAGAAGAAGTCAAGAGGTCATGTATACAACAAAGACTTTGACTCAACAATCCTGTTAGAAGGGAATGAAGATGCTGTAGAAGCAATGTTTGGTCGCTTGGCATACACTGCTGCACCAATTGCTTATAAAGAAATCTACAGCACTCTTGATACCATTCGCAGGAATATGAGAGGCTCTTGTAAGCCAAGAAAGATTCTGGACAATGCTAAGAAGCGTCTTGAAAGTAAGTTCAAATATTACTTTGAGAAACGCCGTAAAGAAAACTTCTTGCTTTCTAATCTGGATTGGAATAAAGTATCACCTGTTGAAGTTGGTAGATTCTTAGGATTTGATGTTAGAGGTCTGCCAGAAGATACCAACTGTTGGGAATAA